GTGGTGCGCGAGATCAAGGTCGTCGAGACGATCCACGGCCGACGCTTCAAGGTGCGGTACCGGCTCGGCGGTCGAGACACGTCCGAGACTTTCGTGCGCGAGTCCGACGCCATCATGTTCCGCGACATCCTCGGCGCCGGCCGCGGCGACCGCGTCGCCGAGGCGACGCGCTGGCTCGAGGGACGACGAACCGCAGACGCGAAGATCGTGCCCACCTTCGGACAGTGGTTCGACGGGTACGTCGACCAGCTCACCGGCGTCACGCCCCGCACCCGCAACGACTACCGCTCGCTGCACCGTCGCTACCTCAACCACCTCGACCCGCTCCCGCTGACGATGATCGCCCGCCCCCACGTCACCGACCTCGTCAACAGCATGGACAACGCCGGCCGATCACCGAAGACGATCAAGCAGGCCGTCCACCTGCTCTCGACGTGCCTGCGCCTGGCGATCGACGAGGGACACATCGCGGCCAACCCGTGCCGCAACATCCGCCTGCCCAGCACCTCGCTCAACGAGGTCGAGGCGCGCTTCCTGTCCTACGAGGAGGCCGATGAGCTCGTTCGCGCGATCCCCGACCACTACCGGTCGCTGGTCGTGTTCCTCCTCGGCACCGGCTTGCGGTGGTCGGAGGCCACAGCACTCCAGACCAAGCACGTCAACATCCAGGCCGGCACCATCCGGGTCGAGCGCGCATGGAAACGCGTGCCCGGCGAGGGCTTCGTCGTCAGCGTCCCGAAGACCCGGAAGGCGAAGCGCACCGTCAACGCCGCGACCATGGCCCTCGCTGCCGCACAGCCCCTACTCCGGCGACCGGCCGACCTCCTCTTCACCACACCTGCCGGCGACCCGGTGCGACACGCGAACTTCTACAACAACGTCTGGCAGCGAGCACTGCTCCGCACCTCGCTAGACCCGCGCCCGCGGATCCATGACCTCAGGCACACCCACGCATCGTGGCTGCTATCCGAGGGGATCGCGATCGAGGCCGTGCAGGACCAGCTCGGTCACGAGTCGCTCGAGACGACACGGAAGACCTACGCGAAGCTGATCCCTGCCGTCGGCGTCGCGGTCGGGAAGGCGGCCAGCGCGGCCCTAGATCGCGCCCTCGTCAGCCAGACCGCCGCCCACGACCCCGCCGTCGGTGTCGTCGGCGTCGTCGGCGTCGAGGTCGGCCAACGGAAGGAACTGGCCTCGCTTGAGCCACCAGTCACGCCACGCCTCCACCAGCCGGCGAGTAACGCCTAGCTCGAGGGCCAACGCGGCCGGGTTCACACCCACCAGCTGCTCAGCAGCTCGGTACTCAGCGGGCGAGATCAGCCACGCGGCGCCGTACTCCCACGCACGGCGCTCGTTGGCCGGCGTCGAGCACGTGTCGCCCCAGCAGTGGTGCCCGATCTCGTGCGCGAGCGTGGACGCAGCCTGAGCGACTGTCAGCCGCCGGTTCAGGATGACGACGTCGCCGCGTCGCCAGTATTCGCCGCGACGATGACCGAGACCGGCCCACTCGACGCTCAGGCCGACGTCAGCGCAGTGCCGGAACAGCTCGTCCATCCGGTCCCGAGTCACCCACGAGTCATGCCGCCGCGCAGTCTCCGCAACTTCTCCGCTGGCCGGCCGCGCCAGGTCGGCGACCGCTGCCAGGTGCCAGACCTTGCCACTCGGCACCGACAGACTCACGGGAACTCGTCCGCCTCCGCCTCCTCGTCCATGCCCGGGGTGTCGTCAGCCGCCACCGCTGCATCTTCTTGCTCCTGCGACTCGTGCAGGTAGCCGATGTCGTCGAGCAGTGCGTCCAGAACTCGCTGGTAGGGCACGCCGGTCGCCCGCGCGAGCCCGAGCATGTGCTCCTTCTTGAGGAGCTTGGTCGGGGTTCGCCAGTTCAACAGCGTCTGCCTGGAGACCCCGACCTGCTCCGCGATACGCGAGTAGCTCGGCGGATACGGCTCGTGCGCCCTGCGGTGCGCCTCCACGAGATCGAACAGCCGGCCCATGCTGGTGGCCCTCTCTTCGTTGTCATGTGTCCATCGTGGGGCTGTCCAGAGACGTTGGCGAACACCCCGGACACACGATCCGCCGCGTGGTCGGACACAACGTTAACCCGCTCACCGCCGGGCCATCCATGCAGGTCAGCACTTACCAGCGGAATCACAAGGGTGTCGTTACTTGACTTGGTGGACACATCGCCCTCACGATTTGTCCAGAAGCACTGGACACATAGACAAGGGTCGATCTACAGTGAGCACGCGAAATCAGCGTCAGAGACAGATCCCGGAGATCTACATGCAGGTCATCGACCCAAAGAAGATCCTCAAGCTCATGGCGATCCAGGAGGTGTCGGCCAGGACGCTGGCCGAGCAGATCGGCTACAGCTCGCACTCCTACGTCAACCGGATCCTCAAGGGCGACATCAAGACCGTGACCCCTGAGCGCGCCGCGCGCATCGCGCGGTTTTTCGGCGTCGGCGTCGACGATCTCTTCGTGCCGCGACTGTCCACCGATGCTCGACAGAGCAGCAAGCGCAAGGCTTCCTAGGAGGGCTCGTGGGCAAGCTTGACAGGGACTACACGCTCTCCGAGGTCGCGGAGGCGCTCGGGATGAGTGAGCGCTGGGTTCGGGATCGGATTCGGCTCGATGGAATCGCGCACCAGCGTTACGGCCGGGGGATTCGTTTCACCGCCGAGCAGGTCGCTGCACTGCGGTCCGCCCATTCCCACTCGCTCGCGAAGGAGCCGGTCACGACCGGGCCAGCGAAGGGGCACGCAGGATGATCGCCCCGGCCCTGCGATTGGTCGCCGCCTACCGCAGCGGCGCGCACCTGGTTGGCCGTCCCACTCGGCCGGTAGTGCACGTCTATGCCGGCCCGCTGACACGCACTGGCCAGTCGGTCCCCGGGCGCGGGCGCCCCGTTTGTGGGCAGCGGACCCGCCGCCTCACGGTGATGGTCACCGGAGGTGGCGACCGGTTGACCGTTCCCGCGCACCGTCGGGTCTGCCGCCGCTGCATGCCTCTCCTGCCGGCGGCGCTGGGTGTCGACGACCGCCACGAGCTGCCTGTCGGTCGTGACGCGTGGGCGGCGGCGTACTCCCACCTCACTCCCGCCGACCTCACGATCGCGGCGCGGTGGTGCGAGACCGTCGACCAGACCCACGAGGTCGGCCGCGTGATCCAGATCGTCCTTGGCCCGAAGCCCGCCGGATCGCCGGCTCGGCTAGCCGGCGACCGGCTCGCTGTGCACACGGCTCACCAGGCCGTCGAGGACCGCCGCCGTCGACTCGCGATCGTCGAGCGGACCGACGCCGAGCGCGCCGAGCTACGCCGCATCCAGGACCTCGACCAGGTCGACCGGGAGCGCCTCGCCGCGACCGCCCGCCGTGACGCCCAGGTCGACCGGGCCCGCTACCGCGCCGCCCGCGGCCAGTACATGCCGCCGTGGGAGCGCGACCTCCTCGCCACCGCCTAGCCCGAGAACACCCCCGTACCGACAGAGAGCCCCGGACGCCTCGCCTCCTACAGCAGCGGCGCCCAGGGCTCCCAGACAGGAGCAGCATCCCATGAGCAGCACCCGACGACGCCGAAAGGCAGCCCTCCGCGCCCGGTGGGTCAAGGCCCTTCGGGTTCGAGCCGACAACCTCCTCGGCCGCGACCAGCTCGAGCACGTCGAGACCTACGCGTGTCGACACTGCGGCCAGGTGTCGATGATCGCAGGCGGCGGCGAGCCGTGGACCGACGACGACTGGGACGCCGACCAGCACTTCGACGACGAGATCCGCCGACACGAGTCCGGTGAGTGCCGGGTGGTGGTCGGCCGATGAAGGTGTTCCACATCAAGGGCATTCCCGGGCCCAGCGACGACCAGGCCCGGGTCTCGATCGTCACCGACCCGGACACTGCCCGCGAGATCGCGTGGGCGCTGGAGTTCGCGCACGGCTCGAGCGCGCCCCATCACCCGGGCCCGCGGAACCCGCTCCGAGGCGGGGTGCTCCTCCCCGCCGATCTACGCCGCGCGGCCGCTGACGCCGGCGCCCCGACTGCTCCGCTCGTCGACGTCCGGCCCTGGGCACCCCCCGCCCCGGGAACCGGCGAGCGGAGCACCCCCACCCCTCACCTCCGCTCGGTCGGGAGTGAGGGACGGTGACCGGGCAGCCCTTGGGTAAGATGCGCCCGGTCGCCGGCACCGGGCCTGCGGGCGGCAGCCGGGGGGCTGTCTTCCCGCAGGCCACGGGCACGGTCCTCGGCGTCGGCGAGGTCGAGGAGCCCGATCTGCTGGCGCTCATCGCGGACGAGTGGACCCCGCTCGCGGTCGACCCGCGTGACCGGTTCCGTGAGGCGTGCCGTCAGGTCGCCTGTGACCACGGCGGTGACGTCGACCCGTCCCTGGTCCGCGCGAAGCTGCTCGACGCGCACGGCAACCTCGACATCCCGTCGCGCCAGTTCTCCGCGCTCTGGTCGACCGCCACCGGTCGCGGCGGCTACCTCGAGAACACCGACACCTTCGTGCCGATCACAGGGACCGGGTCCCGCGGGAACACGAACAAGGCGTGCCGACTCCGCCGCTGGGTCGGCGACCCCCGCGAGCAGGGAGCCGCGGCATGACCACCTGGGTCGAGGCGCGATCCGCGAAAGACGAGCGCCTCCGGCGCGGCCGCCGGTTCTACACCACCGACCGCCTCGGCAAGCCCTGCGTCATCTGCAAGGCGCGCATGCCGCTCGCGCTCGAGCTCGCCGACATCAACGCCCACCCGACCTGCGGCCCCGACGCTCGCGAGTTCCTCGCGCTCGACGCCGCGAATCGCACTTCCGAGCAGGCGCTCCGTGCGATCCACGGACTCGACGATGAGGCGGGCGACCGATGACCCGCCGCGCTGTCGCCGTCGTCATCACCAGCTGGTGGGTACGACTCCTCGACCGGCTCCTGGGGCCGCGGTGCGCCCGCTGCCGGGCCCGGGTGTTCCCCAGCGACCAGCACCTCCACGACGAGCAGCACCGCGCGGTCGACGCCACCGCCACCCACGCAACGCTCCTCGACGGCACCCGCCTATGCCCGGCCGAGACCGGCTTTGCGACGCCGCACTACGACCACGTCACGTGCACCGACTGCCTCAGCGTCGGCCACGTGCAGCGCGCACGCCGGAGGGCCGCCGCATGACCGCCCACGAGGTGGCCGTCTGGGTCGCGGTCGCAGGCCCGCCGAGCGTCGTCGCCGCTGCGCTGCTCTCCCCGGTGTGGGACCTGGTGGCCGGCTGGTTCGTCGACGCCCCGGACCTCCAGGAGGACCCCCGATGACCTTCACCTACGCGCTGCGGCCGATCGAGGACCGCACCTGGATGCGACCGGAGTCGAAGCGCACCCGCTCGCCGTACACAGCGGGCTGGTCGAAGACCGCCGACCTGCTCGCCCGCGAGCTGCGCCACCTCCACGCCCGCAACGTCGTGCTCCAGGCCGACTGCACCGAGTCGCAGCTCCGGCTCGACGGACGTCTCCGCGCCGGCGCTCGGCTCGCCTCCGACGCGGTCGTGCTGGCCTTCGACTCCGACCACGGGGCTGTGTCGTGGCGCTCCGACGCTTTCAACGCGGTCGGCTACTCGTCCCCGTCCGGCACCCAGGGCTGGCACCACAACCTCCGCGCGATCGGGCTCACCCTCGAAGCGCTGCGCGCTGTCGACCGGTACGGCGTCTCCGACTCTGGCCAGCAGTACACCGGCTTCCTCGCGCTCGAGCAGCGCGGCACGTCGTCGATCGACGCTGAGGCCGAGCTGCGCGACATCGCCGGCGTGCCGGCCAACGGGACGCTCGCGCAGGTCGTGCGCGCCGCCCGCCGCGTCTCCCACCCGGACGTGAACGGCGGCATGACGTCGCAGTGGGAGCGCGTGCAGCACCTCGCGGAGGTGGTCGGCCATGGCTGAGCAGCCGACCCGAGCCGCGCTCGTCGACGACGTCGTGCGCTTCCGCCAGGCCTACGTCGACAGCCACATCGACCAGGTGTTCGAGCTGCGCCGCGAGATCACCGACGCCGAGTACGACGCGGCCGAGCGTGAGGCGCACGAGCAGTGGCGCGAGTTGTACCCCGCGTTCACGGCGCTGCTGCCGTCACACCTTCCGCCCGCGTGCGACACGACGAGGACGACCATGCCTGACCGACCGAAGCAAGCGTCCGATCTCGTGTCGCACGAGCACTGCTCGGAGGGCGCCTGTGAGACGTGCGACTGCTGTGTCGCCGGGTGGTGCATCAACTTCGAGGACGGCAGCCCGTGGGACGACTTCCTGGCGATGCGTCAGCACTTCACCCCTGCGCCGACTCCCGGTTCCGCGCCGTGGGAGCACGCACGAGAGCAGTTCGACTGGTGGGCGCAGATCGCCGTCGAGTCGCGGGGACTGAGCGTCCGCCCTCTGGCCGAGAACATTCACCGGCTACGCGAACGTGGTCGCGTCTACGACACGTGCATGTGCGGCTGGTGCGGGTCGGACCACCCCGCCCACGTGGCGCAGATAGTCGCCCGCTCAACCACCAAGGAGGCCGACCGATGACCGTTCGCTGCTGCGCCCGATGTGGGCGGTGGGGTGAGCGAGGATATCGGCCGGACGACGATGGCCGTGAGCAGTACGTTTGCTCCAACGATGGCGTCTGCCAGAAGCGCGCCCGAGCCCCCCGGTCCATCTCGGCCTCTGAGCGCGCGAACCCCTCTATCCGTCCGATGGACGGGCAAGAGACCGAGATAGTGCCGCCGAGGTTGCCCGGACACATCGAGTTCGTGCCGGTGGAGTTGGCGTCCTGGGTGCGCCGTGATGGCCGCTTCATCTCGCTCTGGAGCGCACGAGACATCACCCAACCCTTGCGACTTTCGGAGCAGAACGGCACAACGCTGCGCCATGCGCTCGCGGCGCACGGCTTGCCCGCCTCAGGGACGACGCGGGCGCGCGCCTGTCGTCTTGCCAACGCGGGCGTCACGGTCGAGCACGTCGAGGAATGGCACACCTGGCGACGTCGCGGCGAGGACTGCCAGACGCCCAACACACCCGCCTCGACCGACCAGGAGGGTTCGTGATGGACGAGCAGACGGCCGATGTAGCGCGCGAGTTCAAGATGACCGGGTACTTCACCCGCCCCGAGTTGTGGGCGCTCGACGAGGCGTGCAAGCCACTCCGCGAGGTGTTCCCGGACTTCGGTCCGTACCTCGTCGGGTCAGCGATCGAGCGGCCCACCTACCGTGACGTGGACGTGCGCCTCATCCTCCGCGACGAGCAGTACGACCGCCTGACCGACGCCGAGTGGCAACTGCTGGGCTTCATGGTGAGCCGCCACCTCGCAAGCCTCACCGGCCTGCCCGTCGACTTCCAGTTTCAGCGCCAGACTGAGGCGAACTCGGCCTATGGCGACAAGCCCCGCAACCCGCTCGGCGTGCGCGGGTTCGAGCGCTGGATCGGTGATGGTCGGCCCGACCCACTGCACGACACGCCCGTCTCGACCGACCAGGAGGGCTCGTGATGGACGAGCAGAAGACCGATGACTCGGAGATGCGACACCTCATCGCCGACCTGCTGCTGGACCACCAGCCATCGTTTCAATGCGACGGCGACTTCGGTGAGATCCAGTGGGTCGAGTGCACCTGCGACGACCAGTACTTCGTGGAGACCGAGGCTGACTACAAGGTGCACGCCCAGCATCAGGCAGCGGTCCTCGTGGAGCGCCTGTTCCCGAGAGTCGCTGAGCCGGAGCCGCCAGCCTCGACCACCCAGGAGGCCGACCGTGGCTGACGAGCAAACGTGGGTCGACCGTCAGGGCGACGTCTGGCGGATGGGAGACGACGGCCTCATGCACACCCCCGAGACCGCCCCGTTTCCCCGCGAGCACGTCGAGAAGAAGTGGGGGCCGCTGCGGCTGTCAACCCTGCCAGAACCGCCCGGTTTGCACGGCTCGGACGAGGGGCGGTGCTAGCTGATGTTGACCATCACGGACCTGTTCTGCGGTGGAGGGGGCTCCTCGACCGGCGCGATCGCCGTGCCCGGTGTGGAGATCCGGATGGCCGCGAACCACTGGAAGCTCGCCGTCGACGTCCACAACCAGAACCACCCCGACGCCGACCATGCCGCGGTCGACCTCCACGAGGAGGACCCCCGCTACTTCCCCCGCACCGACATCCTCTGGGCGTCCCCCGAGTGCACGAAGTGGTCGCAGGCCTCCGGCGGGAAGTACGCCACCGTGTCGGTCGAGGCCGACCTGCTGTCGCTGCTCGACCCCGATCTCGTCGACGAGGACCCCGAGACCGCGATCGTGCAGCGGTCCCGACTGCTGATGTTCGACGTGCTCCGGTTCGCCGAGCACCACCGCTACGCCGCGATGGTCATCGAGAACGTCGTCGACATCGCCACGAACCCGAAGTACGCCGAGGCGTGGGCGTTGTGGCGCAAGAGCCTCACGAACCTCGGCTACGACCACCGCGTGGTGTCGCTGAACAGCATGCACGCTCAGGCGCTCGGCGACCCCGCCCCGCAGTCCCGCGACCGGCTGTACATCGTGTGCTGGCTGCGCGGGAACACCGCCCCCGACATCGACGCCGTCCTCCGCCCGCTCGCGTGGTGCCCGGCCTGCGGGTCGGTCGTCGAGGCGCAGCAGGTCTGGAAGAACGGCCGCACCGTGGGGAAGTACCGGTCGCAGTACGTCTACCTCCACGGCCCGTGCGGGACCGCAGTCGAGCCCGGCTACCTTCCGGCCGCGGCAGCGATCGACTGGACTCTGGCCGGCACCCGCATCGGGGACCGGGTCAAGCCCTTGGCCGACAAGACGCGCCGCCGGATCGCTGCTGGGATCGCGCGCTACTGGGGCCCGCTGCAGCTCGAGGCGGCCGGGAACACCTACGACGCCGCCGACCCCAAGCACCCCGCCCACGGTGACCCGAACGGGTACTACCGCGCCTGGTCCACACTCGACGCCCTACGCGCCCTGCACACCACCGCGAGCAAGGCGCTGTGCGTCCCGGCTGGTGGCACCTGGAACGAGGTCGCCCGTTCCGCCGCTGAACCGCACCGCACCATGACGACCCGCGAGACCACCGCCGTCGTTCACCAGCCGTTCATACTCGAGCGGCGCTTCGACTACCGGACCCGCCCCCTCGACGAGCCGATCAGCACGCTGACGGCCAACGACACGAGCAAGGCGGTCATCGCGCCACCGCCGTTCATCGCCGAGCTCCGCGGCGGCGGCTCGACCGCCCGCCCGGTCGACCAGCCCGCAGCGACGTTCACGGCGTCCGGCAACCACCACGGCCTCGTGATGCCCTACTACGGCTCCTCGAAGACCGCGAAGCCGGCGACGGAGCCCCTCGGGACCGTCACCACCGTCGACCGACACGCTCTGATCCAGCGGCACAACACCAGCCGCGGCGACGGCGCCGAGATGCTCACCCCCGCCACCGAGCCGTACCGCACCCTCACCACCACCGGCCATCAGTCCCTCATCACTCCCGGCGACATCGCCGCCGCCGAGGCCCAGGTCGACGACTGCCTGTTCCGGATGCTCGAGCCCCACGAGGTCGCCGCCGGCATGGCGTTCCCCGCCGACTACCACTGGGCCGGGACCCGCCGCGAACGCGTGAAGCTCGCCGGCAACGCCGTCACCCCACCCGCCGCCCGCGACCTCATCGCCGCCGTCGCCGCGTCTCTCGGAGGTGGTCACTCGTGACCGGTCTCGCTCGTCCACACCGGTTGACCTGTCCCTGCGGCTGGTCCGGCTCCTATCCCACTCTCGGGTACGCCGAGAAGGCACGGCGGCTCCACTCCTGCGACCGCGACTGGTCCCCCAAGGTCTGTGAACACACGGCCCGTCACGAGCACGGCACCGCGGCGGCGTACACCCACTGCGGGTGTCGCTGCGAGCCCTGCCGGACCGCCACCGCGGACGCAGAAGCGACCCGAGTAAGGGCGCGCGCCTACGGCCGCTCCAATCTGGTCGACGCTGCCCCCGCGCGAGCCCACGTGCAGGGGCTCGTCGGGCAGGGCATGAGCCTGCTCCGGATCGCGCAGATCTCGGGCGTCGATCGGTCGATGCTCACCAGGCTGACCGTGGGAAAGACCCGCAGCGCCGGTCGACGCGAGATCGCGCGCCGCATCGCCCGAACCACCGAGGCCCGAATCCTGGCTGTGACGTGGGACCCGGCCGACGGCGGACGCCCCGTCAACGGCGACTCCACCACGCGACGACTTCGGGCGCTCGTGGCCGCAGGCTGGTGGACGTCCGAGCTTTCCCGCCGCACTGGCTGGGACACCGCGTACATCGAGCGTCTTCTCAGGGGACGGCCGGTTCGTCCCGGCACAGCCCGCCGCGTGCACGCCCTCTATGGCGAACTCGCTGACACACCCCCACCGCCTAGCCCCTACGCCACCCGCGCACGACACATCGCCCGCAGCCGCGGATGGCAGCCCCCCAGCCGCCTCGGCGGCCGAGTCATCGCCGGCCGCCCACTCGAGACACCTGACGACCGAGAGGACTACGCAGCATGAAGGCGATCTCAGTGCGCCAGCCCTGGGCTGGCGCGATCCTCACCCTCGGCAAGGACGTGGAGAACCGGTCCCGCACACTGGGGTCGTACCGCGGCACGGTCGCGGTCCACGCGAGCCAGAACCCTGCCCCCGCCACGGCCGTCGCGACGGTCGAGAAGATCACCGGGGCTCCGGTGCCGTTCTACGGGGCTCCCAGCGCCGGCATCGCATGGGACTTCGGCGCGATCATCGGGGTCGTCGACCTCGTCGACGTCCACACCTACCGCGACTGCGCGGACCACCACGGTGCGCCCTGCTCGCCGTGGGCCGAGCGGAGCGGCGTGCATCTGCAGCTCGCACGGCCCCGGGTCCTCGCCCGCCCGGTCCCGGCCCGCGGACAGCTCGGGCTGTGGACCGTCGACGACATCACCGCCGACATCGTCCAGAGGTACGTCCGGTGAGCCGCCGCCCGACCCTGCACCCAGACGCTCGGGCCAGGCTTGAGCGGATCCGACACAGCGGTCCGATGATCCCGGGCGACCCCCGCCACGGCACCGATACCGGCTACGCCGCCGGCTGCCGTGAGGCCTGCTGTCGAGCCGCGCACGCCCGCGACCGCCGGCGGTCACGCCAGCGCGCGGGCCGCCCTCTGGTGCCTGCGCTCGGAACCCGCCGGCGCACACAGGCTCTCGCACGTCTCGGCTGGTCGACCGCCGAGCTGTCCCGCGAGGTCGGCCGCACCCGGTCGTGGCTGTACAAGGTGCTCCGCAACGACCGGGTGCAGGTCGAGACCGCGCTCGTTGTGGCTGACCTGTACGAGCGGCTCTCCATGACCCGCTGCACGGCCGCGTCCGCTGGCCGCACCGCCACCATGGCGGCCGCGAAGGGCTGGCCGCCGCCACTGGCGTGGACCAACATTGACGACCCCGACGAGAACCCGCGCCTCATGGTCGCCCGCGCCGGACTAGCTGACCCCGTCGTCGTCGACCGGATCCTGTCGGGCGACTGGCACCTCACCGCGACCCGCGCCGAGAAGGCCGCCGTACTGCGCCGCTGGCAGGCCGCCGGACGCGCGGACCGCGAACTGGAGAACCTCACCGGCTGGAACGTCGCCCGAGACGTCCGCCCGCACGTGCCGAGGAAGGAGGCCGCAGCCTGATGCAGGAGTGGTTCAAGATGTCGGCGTCGTACCCCGACGACATCTGCATCGCGACCGTCGACGACGCCGCCGAGGTGATGTTCGTCCGCGGTCTGGCGTACTGCCGTCGCGCCCGCACCGGAGGGTTCATCCCCGGCGCGATCCTCCACACCCTCACCCGGTCGCCGTCAAAGGCGAAGCGCACCGTGGCCCAGCTGACCCGGCAGGCTCCTGACGGGTCACCGGGGCCGTGGGAGGTCGTCGAGGGCGGCTACCGGGTGCGGTCGTGGTCGACGCACAACGACGCAGCGGACGAGCTCGAGGAGCGCCGCCGCAGCGACCGGGAGCGTCAGCGGAAGCGCCGCGCCCGCCAGGAAACCGACACCCACACCGACACCGGGAAAACCGGACAGTCACGTGATGCGTCACGTGACAAATCACGTGATGTCACGGACCCAGAGAAAGAGAAGAGAGAAGAGGCTGCTGCAGCAGCCACACGCGAGCCGCTGCCGCCGCCTGTGGAGATCCTCCGAGCAGCCCTCGAAGCCCAGAAGCTCCTCGTCCGCTGGGACCGCCTCACCCAGGCCCAGATCGACGAGATCGCACACCTCATCGAGGTCCACGGCGACGCCGCACTCGTCCGCTCCGCCGTCACCCAGTTCCGACCCAACGCCCCCGCCTCGTTCGCCACCGCCTGGCTCCCCGCATGGCGCGACCTCCGACGCCCCGTCGGCCACCTTGCCGCCGTCGCCGAGGAGTGCCCCGAGCCCGGCCACACCGGCACCGTCCGCCACTGCATCCAGTGCGCCTCCGAGCAGAAAGCAGCCCGATGACCGACCATCCGCTCGCCTTCGTCGACGTCGAGACAACCGGCCTCGACGCCCGCATCCACCAGCCCTGGGAGGTCTCGATCTGGCTCGAGGAGGACCCCGCGCCCTGGACGACGCAGGTCCGACACACCCTCGACCACGCAGACCCCCGCGCCCTCGAGATCGGCGGCTACTGGAACCGCTGCGGGTCGCTCGGCGTCGACACCGGCACCCGCCCGGCGCACATCGCCAACCCCCTGCGCGGCCGGACTCTGGTCGCCGCCAACCCCGCCTTCGACGCCGCCTTCCTCACCCGGCTCATCGGCGCCCCCGTGTGGCACTACCGCCTCATCGACGTCTCCGCCGGCGTGATGTGGCTCCTCGGCTGGGACCGACCCCGCTCGCTGCTCGACACCTGCGCGGCGCTCCGTGACCGCGGCTTCACCATCCCCGAGCCCGACCACACAGCCCAGGGCGATGTCCGCGCGGTCCGCGCCGTGTACGACGCCCTCCGCGACCTGGCACCGGACCGGGCCCGGGCAGCGGCCGCGATCGAGGCCGCCGACGCCGCAGCAGACGCCGGCGACGACCAGCCCGGCTCGTGGTCCGAGCGCCTCGCCGACGCCGCCCTCGGCAGCACCGGGGCGCCGCGATGACGCTCCGCCGCGCCGCCCTGAAGCGCCGCACCGAGCTGCGCCCGACTCCGATGCCGCGCCGGGCCCGCGAGCTCAAGGCCCGCGCGACCCGCACCGCGCGCCGCCAGCAGAAGGCCGCCGCAGCGACCGGACCCGACGCCGCCACCAGAGCGATCGTCCTCGCCCGGTCCGACGGCTACTGCGAGCGATGCGGCCTCGCGGTCCGCGGCGGCACCGGCTGGGTCCGCGACCACTCGTTCCACCACCGCCGCCCCCGCGGCATGGGCGGCTCCCGCGCGGCCGACACCAACTCCCCCGCGAACCTGCTGCTGCTCTGCGGCACGGCGACGACCGGATGCCACCGGCAGGTCGAGGCCAACCGCCATCGGGCCCTTGACCAGGGCCTCCTCGTGCCCCAGGGGCACGACCCCGCCACTGTCCCGGTCGCCACCCGGCTCGGCTGGATCCTGCTCGACCACGACGGCGGCTGGACGACCTCCGAGGGCTCCGCATGACCATCGCCGTCCGCAACCCGAAGCGCGGCAAGGCGCACCGGCCGAGCGTCGTCCGCCCCGAGGTGACCAGGTGCGCCTTGCTGATCGACCACTGGTCCGTCGACCACCCGATGACCGAGCGCGTCGACATCGCCGACGTCGACCCCGCCGACCGGTGCCGACGCTGCTGGAGGGGGACCCCGTGGGATCCCAACTTCTCCCGGATCGGCAACGAGAAGTGCTGCTGTCACGGACCGTCCGACCACTGCCGGAACGACCACGACGGCAAGCACGTGCACCACTGCCTGCCGAGCGGCCTCGATCTGGGCGATCACTGTCCTGATGAGGGGTGTCCCGGCGAGTGCTGGAAGCCCAAGAGCAGCAACACACCCACGAAGGAGACCGCATGAGCACCGAGACCGAGACCCGCGTCGAGTGGGCGGTGGACTACGCCGCGCGCGTGGTGCCGATGTATTGCGAGCGGGACGCACGCTACGCCGCAGCGGCCCACACCTCCGCCCGTGTCGTCACCCGCACCGTCACCACCACCCCGTGGGTGCCGGCGGACGGGGAGGCGTGATGGCCCGCACCGACCTGTGGAACCGCGCCTCCGACCTGATGGCCGATGACTCCGACCCGCGTTGGCAAGCGGTCAGCATGTGGCTGCGCAACGAGGCGGTGGTTCGGCTGGAGATGGAGCCCTTCATCGAGCTGATCAACGCCGCCATCGAGCGCAAGGGCGGACCAACGGCGTACCTCCGCCTCCGCCGCAACAACGAAGGTGATCCGGTCATGGACTGCGACACCAGCGAGGGAGCCACCTCTGTGGCGCTCGCCTACCTCGACCACCACGCCAAGGCCAGCGACCAGGAAGACCGATGACCACCACCGAGACGAGCGCCGAGACCCTGCGGCGGGCGGCGGCGCTGATCCACGATGAGTGGGACGACCAGGCGACTGTCGCCTGCTTCGACCTTCACCACGAGCAGCGGGTGCACCTGGCCGTGGCCGACTTGCTGGACGATGCTGTCGAGAATGTCGACCTGTCGAACGAGCTCGGCTTCGACATGCGCGTGCACATCGGAATTCAGCACGCCCTCGCTGTCGCCCGCGCCTACCTCGGGGAGGCGTGATGAGCGAGCTGACCGTGACCATCACGCTCGACAGCACCGCGCAGATGATGCGCGCCGCGCTGATGGACCTGTACGCCAACGAGCCCGAGCAGGCCAACGGGACCATGCCGATCGCCATGCAGAACGAGCTGGCCGAGGCGCACTACCAATGGACGCGCCAGGTAGGCGCCTACCGCACCATCCTGGCCGCGCGACTCGTCCAGGACGCCGCCCCGGAGCCGACGCGATGACCGAGCTGACCGAAGCCGAGCGAGAGGCGCTGCGGGGCGCTTTCGACGATGGCGGGGCTGTCGTGTGGTTGGCGCTCCAGAACGCCGTCAGCCGCATCGTCGCCGCCCGTGAGACCGCCGCGAGGGTGGAGGCGCTGCGGGAGGCGGCTGATGAGGTGCACACGGAAGCCTGGTGGACCCACGAGCGGACCATGCGCGGCGCGCCACCCGACCCGCTGGATCGGCTCATGGTGGTCGAGAGGGTCATCCGCGACCACGCCGACCGGATCGAGCGGGAGGGCCGATGAGCGAGCTGGACGAGTTGCGGGCGGCGGCGGAGAAGGTGCTGAGTGAGCACTTCCGAGGCGACTGGTCCGATGGGACCTACTCCTGCCATGGATGTCGACACCGCCAGGAGCAAGCGACCGAAGCCGCCTGGCCGACCGCGGCTCCGACGGAGCGCAGAGCCATGCTCGACGCCTCACGCGCGGCAGTGAAGCCCAACTGGACGGTGGACGACTACAACCGCCACGTCGCCGAGCACATCGCCGAGGCGCTGCGTCCGCTCCTCGATCGACTGGAGCGAGCCGAGGGAAAGGTGGCGCGGGTGTGGGAGTACCTGGACGACGTGGCCAACCCCCAGGCGCCCGGCTGGCCGACGCTCAACGTCACCAGACTCGTCGCAGCCCTGGAGCCCGCCCCAGACGCGCTCGCAGCCGATCTGCCGGGCGCGGAGGGCCGCTGACCATGGCTGCCTGCCCGACACCCGACAAGCAGCGGCACCGAACTTTCGAGGCCGCCCTCAAGGCCCGCGACTCGCTCGAGCAGTCGCGCGGCATCGACCTGGCGCTGCGGCCCTACCGCTGCAAGTGCGGCGCCTGGCACATCGGCCACCGCGACAAGCGAGGGCTCAGGTACATGCGACGGAGGACCAACCGATGACCACCTTCGACCCCATCAAGATCGCCCGCGACCTCACCGAAATCTGCGACCTCGCCGCCGACCTCCTCACCCAGGCCGTCGCCGACGCGAACGCCACCATCGACGGCCACTCACTGCCCGGCGGACTCGCCATGGTCGCCCTCGCCCCGGTCGCCGACATCGCGACCTGGGAGCGTCGCGTCGAGATCGCCGAAGCAGCCTGGGCACAGGTCAACGCGACCCGCGACATCGACGGCTGGCCAGCCGGCCTCGACCCCACCGACCGCCCCGACCTCGCCAGCGACGAGGACGACTCCTGGGAACCTGCGCTCCAGACCCTCCGGTTCTGGTCCGACCACTACCGCCGCGTCCACCAGCAGGACTGGGACCACACACCCACCCTCGTCACCGAAGCGAAGTACCTCCGCCACCACCTCGAGTGGATCGTCACCCACGAACCCAACGCCGACGTGTTCGCCGCCGACGTGAACCTCACCCGCACCCGCCTGGAGACCGTCCTCACCGCCGGCCGCCGGCCAGAACGGACACGCGTCGAGTGCACCAACCCGACGTGCGAGAACCCCCGACAGCTGATCAAGACCTACGGCCGCCGTTACGTCGTCGCCCACACCTGCCGCACCTGCGACACCACCCTCCCCGACGCCCACGAGTGCCAGACCTGCCACCACGTGTTCCCCGCGTCCGCACGCCAGCGGTGCACTCGGCTCATCGGCAGCAAGGCCGACCGACGACCCTGCGACGGCGAACTCACCTCCGTCACCAGGGACGTCGACCGGTGCCCGAACCCCTGGTGCGGCACCATCGCCCCACCGGCACCCCAGTGGGCCAGCGACACCGCCGACGACCGGTGGAAGTGCACCAGCTGCAAGACCCGCTACGACCTCGACGACTACCTCGACGCCCACGCCCAGCAGATGCGCCGCGAGTCCGCCGCCCGGTTCGTGTGGCAGGCCGACGCCATCGCCACCCTCGTCGCCCAGGGCACGTCGAAGTCGACCGTCATGCGTTGGCTCCGCTGCCCCATCGAGCACACCGACGACCGCTGCACGCTCTGCGCACGCACCTGGCCGCCCAGCGAGCACGCCGTCTGCCCGGGCGTTGTGGTCACAGCGTCCGGCCGCCGCGTCGACTGCGGCGGCGAGCTCGAGCAGCGGTGGGTAGGAGACCGCGAGGACGTCGTCACCGGCTACTGCGAGATCAGCACCCGCCGAGTCTGGGTCTGGTGGCCCGACCTCTGGCGCCGCCACCTCGCCAAGCAGACCAAGGACCAGACCCGCAGGAAGTCCGCGTGAGTCGCCCCACGGACCCGACGCGGTCCGGTACGCTTCGTGACACCGGATCGGCGGGCGTCAGCGTCCCCAAATCCGCTTGCAGGTGGTCGTGATGCCCCGCTCCCACGTCACACGTCGCGAGGCTGCGGCGATCTGTACCTACGCCGCCGCGCTCTGCCCGCTGCTGCGGATGCCTGCCTGGCGGATCCTCGTCATGGAGGATCCGGCCGACGACGCCACCAACGCCTCGATCGACTGGATCGACCAGCGTCACGTTGCGCGTCTGTGTGGCTCGCGCCGGGGTGGATGAAGATCGACTACAACGAGCGCCGCGAGGTCATCACCCACGAGGTGATGCACCTCTGCCACGCGCAGACGTCGACGGTGGTCATCGACGACTCCGCCGCGTTCATGCACGACCACGAGCACGCCGACTGGGTTCGCCGAGTACGACGCGAGTTCGAGCGGATGGTCGACCACCTCGCCGCGTTCATGGCCGCTACCCACAACCTCGAGCAGGCCTGGGACGACGCCCACGGACGAGCCTGAGAGGAGCAGGGACTATGCCGACACGTACCTGCATCCTCCCCGGATGTACCACGCCCCTCGCGAGCGGCGGCGCCCACTCCCGCGCCAATGCACAGACCGCCTGCCTGTCGTGCAACTCGCGCAAGCAGTCCGCTGTCCCGCAGGTGGCGTGATGGCCCGCCGAGAGGACGGCACCCACACCAGCCTGGCGACCGAGCACCCGGCCGATCACCAGACCGCCCGCTCCGCCTGGGCGCCGATCGTGGCGACCGGGACGGTCGAGTGCCGTCGCGGCCCGGCATGCCGCGCTCCGGCGCTGCTGATCGCTCCCGACGACGAGTGGGACCTCGGCGACCCAGACGCCGCCTGCGACGCACCTCGCGCACCAGAGCACCGTCAGTGCAACCGTGCGACTGCCACGTGGCGGCGCGCCGCCGGCCGGCGCACGCCCGAGCTCCACCCCGCGCACCGCTGACCCCCCCCGGGGCGGGGGGTCCCCCTGGGGGGTCTCGCCCGTAGGACCGCGGGACTGCCGCTCGCGATCTGTACGGGTCTGGGGATCTGGAAATCCACCCCTCCGCCCACCTGGGCCCAGCCTCGGCCTGGCCGCCTCCCGCCAACTCACCCCACCTCGGCGAGCCCCCAGCTATCCCGGCAAGGGATCCGGGCGCCGATCGCCTCAGCTCCAGAACACTCCGACAGGGAGACACGCCATGCCCGGAATGGGACCCGCCCCGAAGCCAGCCGACCAGCGAGCCCGACGCAACGCGTCGGTCGCGATGACCCGCCTGCCTGCTGAGGGCCGCAAGGGCCGCGCGCCGGCATGGCCCCTGGGTGCCGACGTCGGGATCGAGACCGAGATCGAGCTGACCAAGCTGCAGATCAAGGGGATCCGCGACGAGATCGAGTGGGCGACCACCTCCCGGGACCGGTCGGCGCAGCGCCGCAAGCTCGAGCGGGCCACCAAGCAGCTGGCGAAGCTGCAGGCAATGAAGAAGGCGTCCACCGCCGCGGAGCGCCGGATCTGGACCGCGCTGTGGAAGACCCCGCAGGCCGTGCAGTGGGAGAAGGACGGATGGGTGCGCGACGTCGCGCTCTACGCCCGACTCCAGGCCAAGGGTGAGGCTGGGTCGCTGGACGACGCGAAGGAAGCGCGACAGTGGTCGGACCGGCTCGGTCTCAACGACCTCGCGATGCTGCGGCTGCGGTGGGAGATCGCAGAGCCGGCCGCCGCCGGCACTGGTGACGGCCCCGCTCGGCGGTCGAAGCGGAACAGCAGCAAGTACGGCGACCTCAAGGTCGTGTCCTGATGGACGTCGTGATGGTGCCGCGCTGGTCGAGGTGACCGGTGCCGTGGCGCGGCCCGGAGTACGACGGTGAGGTCCCCACCCTCGGGTGGGACGTTCTCGACTGGATCTCCGAGTACCTCATCGTTCCCGACGGGCCCGCCGCCGGGCAGCCGCTCGAGCTGACCCGCGAGCAGGCCCAGTTCATCCTGAACTTCTACCGCGTCGACCCGACCTTCGACGGCCCCGCGATCACCGGCCGGAGCATGGTCAACGCCCGAGCGGTCAACCGTGCGATCTACTGCCGCCCCAAGGGACACGGCAAGTCGCCCCTACTCGGTGCGCTCGCGATCGTCGAGGCCGTCGGCGACGTCATCCTCGACGGCTGGGACGCCGACGGCGAACCAGTCGGCCGGCCGTGGACCTCGCTGGGGTTCAAGGCCAAGGTGCAGGTGCTGGCCACCAGCGAGGACCAGACCTCGAACACCTGGGACCCGCTGCTGGAGATGATCCGCGGGTCCGAGACGCTGATCGACGACTACGGGCTCGACCCGATGGAGACGTTCGTCGGCGGGCCGAGGCTTCGGTTGGAGTTCGCGACCTCTGCCGGCGACTCTCGCGAGGGCGGCAGGCCGGTGTTCGCGGTGTTCGACCAGACCGAGTCCTGGCGGTCAGGCAACGGAGGGATCCGGCTCGCGGCCGCGGTGCGACGTAACCTGACCAAGACGCAAGGGTCGTCGATCGAGTCGCCGAACGCGTTCAGCCCGGGCGACAAGTCGGTCGCAGAGGCGTCGTTCAAGGCGCACGACCTGCAGGTCAAGCAAGCGGCGAAGCCGCGGTCGACGTCGAAGGTCACGATCCTCCTCGACCACCGCGAGGCCCCGCCCGAGACCGACATCTACGACGAGAAGTCGCTGAAGAAGGGCCTCGCCGTCGCCTATGGCGACTCCGCCGACGTCAACGGCGGCTGGGTGAACCTCGACCGCGTCGTCGAGGACTTCTGGGACCCCGACTCCACCGTCGAGGACTCTCGGAAGTTCTTCCTCAACCAGATCACCGAGCGCGAGGACTCCTGGCTGTCGCAGCTGGAGCTGAACGCGGTGAAGGACTCCAGCAAGGTCGTCGCGCCCGGCGAGGCGATCACACTCGGGTTCGACGGATCTCGCGGCCGGAAGAAGGGCGTCACCGACGCCACAGCCCTGATCGCCTGTCGTGTCTCCGACGGACACATCTTCGAGCCGTTCCCGCAGAGCGTGTGGGAGCAGCCCACGAAGTGGCCGCGGTCGCAGATCTGGTCACCGCCACGCGCGGAGATCATCGCCGCGGTCGACCAGGCGTTCCGCACCTGGCGGGTCGTCGGGTTCTACGCCGACCCCGCGACCTGGCAATCCGACGTCGCCACCTGGGAGGCGAAGTACGGTCCGCGGCTGCTGGCGAAGGCCACCAAGGCCAACCCCATCGAGTGGTGGATGACCGGCAACCGCGCCGGCCGCGTCGCGCCGGCGTTGAAGGCCTACCAGGACGCCGTGCTGAACGGCGAGATGACCTACGACGGCGGGCTGTACCTGACCGCGCACATGCTGCAAGCGCACACCGTGGTCCGCAACGGCGCCGTCATCATCGACAAGGAGCACCCGGACTCCAGCAAGAAGATCGACGCCGCGATCGCCGCGGTCCTCGCCTGGACGGCGCGGCTGGACGCGATCTCGGCCGGCGCGATGAAGAAGCGGAAGAAGCGGGCTCCGGTCAAGCGGCTCCGCTGACCCCCCCGACTGACGAGACCACAACCACGCCCGAGCGAAGGAGGCAGCGATGGTCATCGACATCGACTCCCCCAACAGCGACGGGTGGTGGCTCAACCGGCTCGCGATCGAGCTCCACGAGCGGCGCGCCGGCGTGCTGGGCGCCCGCAGGTTCAGCCGCACCACGATCCAGCCGACTCGGATCCGGCCCGGCCTACAGCTGCTGTCCGACTACCTCGCCGGCGACCCGCCCCTGCGGGAGGACATCCACTCCGACTGGTCGACCCCGTTCCGTCAGTTCCTGCGGCTGGGCCGGATGAACATCGCCCCCAAGATGGTGTCCGCACGCACCAACCGGATGGGCATCCGCGACTTCCGCACCGCCGCCGCCAACGACGAGCAGGGCGACGTCGAAGCGCGGAAGCTGATGCGGCTGAACCGGCTCAAGCTCGCCGCCCGCCAGGTCCACGACTACATGATCGGGCTCGGCGACGGGTACACCATCGTCACCCCACCCGACGGCACCCGCGACTGGTCGCTGATCACCGCCGAGTCGCCGATGCACTGCATCACCGCCGAGGACCCCGCGACCGGCGCCACCGTCGCCGGGCTGAAGATGTTCCACGACCGGTGGACCGGCACCGACTGGGCCTACCTGTTCCTCCCCGGCCAGGTGAAGGTCGCACGATGCGACGCACCGACCAGCACCCTGTTCCGCCGCCACTTCGTACTCCACGACCGCTGGGAGTGGGACGACGACAAGAGCGACGACGTGCCCGGCGACAAGGTCGCGATGGTGCGGTTCCAGAACAAGGACGGCCGCAGCGACATCGAGGGCCACCTCGACACCCTCGACCGGATCAACGACAAGATCTTCAACGAGTGGTGGATCGGCAAGATCCAGGCGTTCCGCCAGCGGGCCCTCGAGGTGCCCGACGACGAGGACGTCGACGGGTACGGCGACGGTCTCGGCGACGCCGACGACGAGAACACCCCCGAGAACGAGGACTTCGCCGGGATCTTCACCTCCTCGCCCGACGCCATGTGGCAGATCCCCAAGGGCGCGAAGATCTGGGAGTCGCAGAACACCGACGTCACGCCCATGATCAACTCGATCAAGGCCGAGTTGCAGTTTCTCGCGTTCACCGGGTCGATGCCGCTGCACCTGATCACTCCGGACGCCGCGGAAGGGTCCGCCGAGGGCGCCTCGACGCAGAAGGAGGAGTCCTCCTTCGAGCTCAGCGACCGCCGCGACCGGGCCGAGCCCGGCTGGGCTGCCACCCTCGCGCTCGCGTTCGAGTTCGCCGGCGACACCGCCCGCGCCGACGTGACCCAGATCCAGGTCGTGTGGGGTCCCATGGAGTTGCACTCCATGCAGGAGATGAGCAACGCCGCATCCCAGGTGAAGGGCATCGTGCCGGTCGAGGCGATCCTCACCGACGTGCTCGGCTACGAGCCCGCCGACGTCACCGACCGCCTCCGCACCCTCCGCGGCCGTGACCTGCTGTACACCGCCCTGTCCGCCGCGGGCGACGGCTCTCCGGCCGGGTCGTCGGGCTCCTCATCGGGCGCGGCGACGGTCACAGGCAACACGTCCGCGGCTGACGGCTGATCCCCAGTGCCGACCGAGGCGCAGGCCGCCGCCGCTACCGGGGCGCTCCTGGCAGCCGCGACCACGGCGACAGATCCCGTCGAGCAGGCAGCATTGGAGGCTGCCGCCGCCGGCTGGGCGGCGTTCACCGGCTGGTACGACACCGCGCTGGTCGGGATCGTGGCGACCGACGCTGCGGCGATGTCGGTCAGCGCTCAGCAGGCGGTGTTCGCGGTGTACACCGAGTACGTCGCACAGCTGACCGCGCTGCTCCGCGACCAGGCCCGCGTAACGGTGCCCGCCGTCGCTCTCACGCCCGGCCCCGCCGCCCGCGAGAGCGGGGATGCGACAGGCGTCAGGGGCGTCGACCCGGTCCAGGTGCACGCCCGCCCCGCGGGCACCTTCCGTGAGGCCTACGCGCTGACCGGTGACTACGAGATCGCCGTACAGCGTGCCGTCGACCGCACCCGACAGCTGATCCAGACCGACATCATGCTCGCCGCGCGGAAGTCGCAGAACGACACCATGGCCGGGCTGGGGGTCCAGCGCTACCGGCGCGTGCTCCGCCCCGAGCTGTCGAAGTCCGGCCCCTGCGGGCTGTGCGTAGTCGCCGCCGATCGGATCTACCGGATCGCCGACCTGATGCCGATCCACGACCGCTGCAAGTGCGCGACCGTGCCCCTCGCAGCCGGACAGGACATCGGAGACCGCCTCAACCGTGAGGATCTCAACCGGATCTACGCCGCCGCCGGCGGCAACCGTGCGCGCGACCTGAAGAACATGCGGGTCCAGATCAACGAGCACGGCGAACTCGGCCCCGTTCTCACCGTCCGCGGCCAACGGTTCACCGGCCCGGACGACCTCGGCGCCTCCCGCGACACCCGGCCCGTCGTCACGCCAGCCCAGCTGCAGCAGCGGCTCGGAAAGCTCAACGACATCCTCGACGGGTTCAAGGCCGCCGACCGCGCTGCCAGCCCCGTCGACCTCGACGCAGCGATCGACTACCAGATCCGCGCGATCGACCGCACCCGCCAGCAGCTGGACCGAGCCGCGTAGAGCCGCACCTCTGCCCCATGCGGGCCATCCCGACCTGATCAGCCCGGCTCCTCAGCCTGTGGTCCTGGCCGGTCAGCACCCGCTCGAACCCCACATCTGGGGCGAGAACGCGCCCGACAGGGCAATCACCACCCGACGATCTCCGACAGGGAGCAGCATGACCACCACCATCGCCCGCACACTCGCCACCACCAGCACCGCGCCCCTCGGTGGCAGCGAGCTGCCCGTTCACCCCACCATGCGGCACCCGCTGACCGGGCAGCCGCTCCGAGCCCTCTGGGTCACCCCCGCCGGCAAGGCGTGCTGGCCGATCATGGGCGGCGCACCTGACGCACCCGGCGGCGCCACCGGCAGTGACGCGGGAGGTTCGAGCGGCGGCGGGGGCTCCTCCGACGCGGGAGCCGGCGGCGACGGTGGCTCCAGCGGCAGCGGCGCCGACAGCGGGTCGTCTGGCGCCAGCGGTGGCGCCGGAACCGGAGGGGCGGCGAGCAGTGACGCTGTCGACGGATCCGGGAACAGCCTCGGCTACCCCAAGGACACCCCCGTCGCGCAGATGACCGACCGGCAGCAGGCGGCGTACTGGAAGCACAACTCCCGACGCCACGAGAGCCGCGTCAAGGACCTCGTCGGCGACCGCACCCCCGATGCCGTCAAGGCCGACCTCGACGCCTACGCCAAGATCCAGCGCGACCAGCAGACCCCCGCCGAGCAGGCGCTCAACGACAAGTACGCCGAGGGGCAGCGCGCCGGAGTGACCGCCGAGCGCCGCTCCGCGGCCACCGCGATCTTCCGCGGCGCGCTCGAGGCCGGCGGCATGACCGGCGACGACGTCGACGAGCTCGCGACGTCGTTCAACGTCGACGGCTTCATCACCGACGCTGGCGTCGACACCACCAAGATCACGAACTTCGCCAAGAGGTTCCAGTCCGACAAGGACACCCGCCGCGTGCGCGACTTCGGCGCCGGCTCCCGCGACACCGGGGGCGCTCCGAGCACGCCGGGCAGCCGAGGAAAGGCCGAGGCGCAGCGGCGCTTCGGCAAGCACACCACCAACGGCGAGTAGCCACACGCCGCTCGCTCGGGCATCCCCGAAAGGAACCCACCTCACATGACCGACATCTCCGTCACCACGACGAGCTACCAGGCCGAGAACCGGTCCTGGCTGCTCAGCCAGTGGGGCCAGGGGCCGGGCGAGAACCCCTCCTGCGTCCTCGACATCTCCACCTTCACCGAGGGCGTCCACTACCCCAACGGCTACCTCGAGTCCGGCACCCAGGTCGCCGTGATCAGCGAGACCGGCGGCGTCCTCACCGTCGGCCCCTGGGACCCCGACGCCGTCGACGGCAGCGAGGTCCTCAAGGGCTTCCTGCACTCCGCCGTGAAGGTCCCCCCCTCCGGCGCCGACCCCGGCGGCGCGCTCGTCGTCTGCGGGTTCGTGAAGGTCTCCAAGCTCCCCGGCTCGGTCGACATCGCGGACCTCCCGACCGCCAGCCTCTTCCACTTCACGGCCTGATCCGGCCCCGACCACAAGAACCAGGAGAACCACGACATGGTCATCTTCTTCGACGCTCCGGTCGAGCCGGACGACCTCACGACGTTCACGCGTGAGGTCCCGGTCCCCCAGGAGCTGCAGCTCCTCGCTGCCTTCGGCCGCCAGGACCTGGAGACCAACACCGTCGACTTCGCCGAGATCGTGCGGACCAACCGCACCGCTCGGTTCCGGTCCTTCGACGGCCGCCTCCACGTCTCCGAGCGCGACGTCGGCTCCGAGAAGCGCGTCAACCTGCTCCCGCTGTCGACCTCGCTGTCCATGGGCGAGTACGAGCGACTCCAGCTCGAGTTCGCCCGCCTCGGCGGCAGCAACCAGCAGGCGCTCGCCCGCGCGATCTACAACGAGGGCGAGCAGCTGACCCGCGAGGTCCAGAACCGTCTCGAGATGGCGTGGGGCGACGTGCTGTCCGACGGCAAGCTCACCATCAACGAGAACGGCTACGCCGGCGAGGCCGACTTCGGTGTCCCCGCGAACCACAAGGTCACGATCGCCACGGAGAACCGCAAGTGGAACTCCGCGAACCTCGCGACCATGCTGCCGCTGACCGACCTGCAGACCTGGTCCGACGCCTACTACGCCACCAACGGGTCCCGCCCCGCCGTGGCCCGGACGTCCCTGACCCGCCTGCGCGCCGTGCAGCGGTCCGCCGAGGTCATCGCCGCCGTCCACGGCGCCACGTCCGGCAAGACCCGGGTGCCGATCACCGAGCTGAACGACCTGCTGCGCGACGAGGCCCTCCCGGTCTTCGGGCCGCCGCTCGACGGCAGCTTCGACGTCGACGGTGTCACCTCCCGCGTCATGGCCGACGACCTGGTCGTCCTGCTGCCGGAGAACCTCGCTGACCTTGGCTACACCGCCTGGGGCGTGTCGGCCACCGCGCTGGAGCTCGTGAACTCCGACCGGTCCGACCTGTCGTTCGAGGAGGCGCCCGGCATCGTCGGCGTCATCGAGAAGATCGGCCCGCCGTACCGGCAGTTCACCTACGTGGACGCGGTGGCGATGCCGATCCTGTCCAACGCCCGCCGCCTGTTCATCGCCGACGTCGCCTGATGCGCCGGCTCACCGTCACGACCTACGTGGTCGACGACAACGGCGACCCGGCCTGGTTCGGTCCTGACGACGAGGTTCCCGACTGGGCGGCAGCCCAGATCGACGACCCCGCTGCCTGGGACGAGCCGGACAGCGAGACGAGCGACGGCGGCCCGGAGAGCCTCTACAAGTCCTGGCGCAAGCCGCGCCTGGAGGAGGAGATCGCGAACCGCAACTCGGGGCGAGACGACGAGGACCTGATCGTCGTCGCCGGTCCCGGCAACAAGCCCGACCTCATCGCCGCCCTCGAGGACGACGACGAGGGGGGCGACGAGCCGGTCGCACCCGAGCAGGACTGAGCAGGACCGGAGTAGGCGGTGAGCAACGTGGACGATCCGATCGACATCATCACGACCGCGGACCTCATCGCCTACCCCGGCGCCGGCAACCCCACCGAGACCGACGCGACGGCCTACGTCGAGCTCGCCAACGGACTCGTCACCGAGGCCTGGAAGTGCCCCACCACCCCCGTCCCGTGGTGGGTGAAGGCGATCGCCCTCGAGGCCGCCGCCCGCGGGTCTCGCAACCCCCGCGGACTTCAGTCCTGGACCCGCAGCGTCGACGACGCCTCCCGCACCGAACGGGTCGCGGAGTCCCAGCTGAAGCAACTCGGCGTGCACCTCACCGCGGACGAGCGCCCCCGCCTCGCCGGACGATCCCGGCGCCGCCGCCGCTACGGCAGCATCCGCCTACAGGTCGGGTGACCCCATGAGCCTGGCATTCACCCCCGCCGAGATCGCCGAGCACCGAGCCGACGCCGAATCTCGGATGACGTCTCAGGTCACGATCCGCCGCATTAGCGGGCCCGCCGCCCAAGGCCTCGACGGCACCGTCACGCCGCCGTGGGCGGAGATCAGCACCGGCGTCCCGTTCCGGCTCGGTGGCAACTACCGCGGCGGCTCCAGGTCCCGAACCGAAGGGCCGGACGGCGCCGAGACCGAGATCGCCTTCCGCACCGGCCACCTCCCGCACGGCTTCACCGATCTGCGCGATGGCGACTTCATCGACATCACCGACGGCGAGAACGCTGGCAGCGTGTGGGTCGTCGAGGAGGCCACCTGGCAGGACCAGGCGTCCGCCAGGCGGGTCCCGATCTATCAGACCCAGCGGCCGGAGGAGTGGGACGCATGAGGATGCAGGTGCGTCACGGCATCGGAGCGCTCGAGCGCGACATGCGCGCGATTCCCTTGCGCGCGGTCCGAGACATGCGCTCGGCGGTCCGCAAGGTCACCGTCGCGGGCAACGCTGCCGCCCGCTCGAACGCCCGCCGCACCGCCGGCGCGCACGGCAAGCACTACAAGCGCTCGTTCACCTGGGACGTGTCGTCGTTCTACGGCGCCGCGGGCGGCACGTTCGTCGGGGAGTACGGCCCGGACGCCAGTCGCCAGCAGGGCAAGATGAGCTTCGAGGGCGGATCCCGGAACCAGCCGCCGCACCACGACCTCGCGAAGTCCGCCGACCTCATCGGCCCGACGTTCGCCCAGGAAGTGCACCGCCTGCCCGGCGGATGGTTCTGGTGAGCCGGTCGTGAGCAGCACCGTGCCGGCGCTCGACACCCGCGACCACCACACCGCGATCACGACCTTGATCGACGCGGCGGTCGCTCCGTGGCGGTGCTACGGGTTCGGCGACGTCCCCGGCCGGAAGAGCCTCAGGGGGGACGCGCTCAACCCCGGCACGGAGCCCCGTCAGTACGTGCTCCTGTCGGTGAGCCGCCGCAGCATCCCCGGCGCCCCCCGGGTGACAGCGGTGCAGTCGCGCAGCGGCTGGCGTGCCGACGTGCGCTCTGTCGGCGGCCACCGGCTCGAGGTGCAGCGGCTGCAGTTCCTCATCGCGCAGGCGCTCGAAGGTGCGGTCCTCAACATCGACGCCGGCGAGTCGACTCCGGTCGCGTTCGAGACCGGTGAGGAGCCCAACGCAGACGACGGCGCCGTCTCGGCGCTCGACTCGTGGACCTACACCCTCTAGGAGATTCCAGCCATGCCGCAGACCAAGACCAGCCCGTCCGACCTCGTCCGTGTACGCCGCAACGGCCGGGAGTCGACGACCACCCGATTCTTCGCGAACCGCGACGGCTCCGAGGTCATCACCGAGCCCGCCGCGGTCGCCGCGACGCACAACCCCGACGGCTCCATCCGCGGCGTCACCGGCCTCAACGGCCGCCCGCTGAAGGAGCGCACCTCCCCCGACCAGGAGGTGCTCCGCAAGCAGCTGCACGGTGAGACCGCCGAGCAGCTGAAGGACCGGATCCGGGTCCTCAACGACGCCCGCGAGGCCGACCAGCAGCTGCCGCTGACCGGCAACAAGGACGAGCTCATCACCACCATCATCGCCGCCGGCGACACCACCGAGAACAAGGAGTGACACCGTGACCGTCACGCTTCCCGAGACCACCAAGTCCTACGGGACCCGCACCGTCTACGTCGTCCCCGAGGCCGACGTGGCCGACCCGTCCGCCGCGGCCACCGTCGCGGACCTCACCGGCGCCTTCAAGGCGACCTGCTACCTGTACGGCGGCGGGCTCGTGTCCGGCGAGCAGCAGAAGGGCCAGGCGCCCCGCAAGGAGTGCGAGGTCGAGACCCGCGAGCAGCTCGGCACCATCAACCGCACCATCTCCGCACTGCAGTACTCGTACAAGCCGCAGGCCGACGACACCGACCCGGCGAACGCGATGAAGGCCGCCATGGGTATCGGGACCCGAGTGTGGGTGGCCGAGCGGCTCGGTGTCCGCGACACCCAGGCGGTCGCGGCCGACGACCTGACGAACTGGCACCTCGTCGAGCTCGGCTACCAGAACCGTGGCATGACCGGTGACGGCGAGTACGACGAGTACTCCATCACCCAGGAGGCCGTGGTGAAGCAGTCGATCTACGACGTCGCGCTCACCGCCGCCTGACCCTCCTGACGACGGGCGCCGCAGCAGGGGCTGGTGCGGCGCCCGTCTTCCAGCCCCCCGCAGCCCCCGCAGCCCCCGAAGGAGGGCCCGACATGGGCATGACCATCGCGCAGATGCGGGCAGTCGCTCGGAGCCGCCTCGCGGAGCGCACCTACGAGCTGTGCCTCGCCCAAGACCTCGTCGCACGCGCCCAGGACCTGCAGCGGGAACTCGCAGATCTCGGCATCACGGCAGCCACCGGCGTCGGCGGCCCGCGGCGATCCGAGAGCGAGGACGGCTCCTCGGCGAACGCTGACGGGGGGCCTCGGCCGCCGAAGAAGCTCGGCGGCATCACAGATCCGCGCGTCGACGAGATCCACGCGGAGCTCGTCGAGGTGTTCGAGAAGATGCAGGCCGAGTCCGGCACGCTCGGTCTGCGGGCCGAACAGTCCGGAGCGTGGGGGCTGTGGCGCGACGCGCACCCCCCGCGCCCCGGCGTCCCTGCCGATGACCCCGACGACCCCCGCACCATCAGCTACGGGCTGTGCGACGCAGCCGCATTGATGGCCCGGCTGGGAGATTTCGCCGTGACCTGGAACGGGGCACCGCTCGGTGATGGCGAGTGGGCCTGGATCGAGTCCGTGGCCCCCGGAGGCGACCTCAAGGAGATCGCCAGGGCTGTCGTGCAGATGCACGAGGGGGTCGGCACCCACGCCCCAAAATCGCTGAGGAGCTCGTCGGGAACCGCGACCGGCGCGACCGGCTGATCCTGGCTCGACAGCTCGGGATCTCCGAGAAGCGTCTGCTCGGCTGGGAACCGGCCGAGACCCACGAGTACGTCTACGAGTCCGACGAGTCCGACGCCCGGATATCCCAGGTCATCGTGTCCCGCGAGCCCGAATGGGACGACGCGCAGCGGGATGCACTGCTGGGGTTGCAGATCTACGAGTCCCAGCTCTGCCGCTGCGGCGTGCACTCCACGCTCACCCACGACCCGGAGCAGCGGTTCCCGCTCGACTCCGACACCTGCCCGGTGTGCGCGGGCCTTGCCCGCTACGACCGGATTCTCCGCGACGGCGACGAGCAGCACCTGCAGCGGATGGGATCGACCCCGCCGCCGGGGATGCCCCGCCCCAGCGACGGCCGGCACGTGTACGTCCACCACGAGCCTCCGGCAGACCGTCCTGTCCCGCCGGTCCAACTGCAGACCTGACCACCACGAGGAGGTGAACGGTGACCACTCGCCGCGAGTCCGTGCAGCTGATCCTGCAGGACGACTTCACGACCCCGATGGCCAAGGCCGCCGTCGCCACCGCGATGCTGCGCAAGGAGCTGAAGGACCTCGACGGCACCCGGGTCTCGACCCGGCGTGCCACGAACGAGGTCGACAAGGTCACCACGTCCGCAGACGGTGCGGCCGACGCGGTGGACCGGGTCGGGGACTCCTCGCGGGACACGTCGAAGGAGATCGACCAGCTGTCGGGCCGGGTGCGTCTGCTGCGCCAGACCCTCGCGCTGATCGGGCCGGCCGTGCTGCCCATCGGTGCGGTCGCGGCGCCCGCGATCACCACCCTCGCCACCGCTGCGACCGGCGGCGTGGTCGCAGTCGGGTCGCTGGCCGCCGCTTTCCAGGGGGTCGGAGACGCCGTCAAGGCTCTCGACGAGTACCAGGCCGACCCGACGCTGGCGAACCTGCAGAAGTCGCAGGAGGCCCTCGCCCAGCTCGGCCCGGACGCGCGGGCGTTCGTCGCGGCCTTCGACGGCTTCCAGCCGACCCTGACCATGCTCCGCGACTCCGCGGCCGCCGGATGGTTCCCCGGGCTGATCGACGCCCTCGAGCACGGCGAGGACCTTGCTCCGAAGGTCGCACGGCTCCTGGAGCACGTCTCCGAGGCCGGCGCTCAGGCGGTCGCGGACGGCGCCGAGTCGCTCGCGTCGCCGCGGTGGGCCGACTTCTGGAGGATGCTGGACGACGAGATGCCCGCCGTCATCACCGACACCGGGAAGCTCGTCGGCGACTTCACCCACGGCCTCTCGGAGATGTGGGAGTCCGCCGTCCCGACCAACCAGGCCGGCATGGAGTGGCTCACCGGGCTGGCCGACACCTTCGACCGGTGGGCGTCCTCGGAGCAGGGCCGCGCCGACGTGCAGGCGTTCCTCGACTACGCCGTGGAGCAGGCTCCGCTGGTCCGGGACTTCTTCGTGGAAACCACCGACGCGCTGGTGCAGCTGATGCAGGCAGCGGAGCCGCTGTCCGGGCCGGTGCTGACCACGCTCACGAAGATGGTCGAGATCGTCGGCACGGTCGCGGACTCCGACCTCGGCACCCCGATCTTCGCCGGCATGGCCGCACTGTCGGCGTACAACCGGACCCTCGCGATCACCGCGCGACTCCAGCAGTCGACCTTCGGCCAGGCCGCGGTGGGGCAGCTTGCCGCTGGCGGCGGCCTGCAGGGCGTGTTCGGCCGCCAGGTGAACTCGATGAAGGCGGGCATCCCGACCGCACAGCAGTTCGGCACCGTCGTCTACCGGGCCGGCCAGTCGGCCAAGTACGCCGACGAGCGCACCCTCGCCGCCCGCCAGTCGGTCCGCGGCTTCGGTGCCGCTGCCGGTGCCGCCGCAGCGCCACTGGCCGGGCTCGCGTTGGCCACCACTGACCTTAATGACTCGGTGGGGGCCTCGAACACCGAGATCGGTCTACTCCTCGGGACCCTCGGCGGGCCATGGGGTGTCGTCCTCGGCGGTGCCGTCGGCGCGATCCAGGACGCCACGGCCGCGAACGACGGCCTGGAGACCGCGATCGCGGCCGTGCAGGACGCCGCCGCCAAGGGCGACATCAACGCACTCCGGGAGACCCTCCGCACGCTTCGTGAGGAGCAGAACGCGTGGGAAGAGTCGGTCGACGACTGGCGTGACCCCGAGAAGTGGCTCACCTGGAAGTCGCTGACGCCGCTGCGTGGCGTCGACACCCTGACCGGGTTCTGGAACGAGTTCATCGTCAACAGCGACGACGCCGCCGACTCCGCCCGCGAGGTCGGCAAGTCCGCCCTGGAGTGGCAGCGCGGCTTCGCCGCCACCCCGGCCGCGACCCACGTCGAGACCTTCACGGCGGTCTTCAACGAGCTCGAGGGCCAGATCGACGACACCGCCCGCGCCTCTCGTGGTCTACGCAACGATCTCGCTGACGCCCTCGGGTTCCTCGACAAGTTCGGGCTGCGCACCGACTACGCCGCCGCGATCGACGACGTCACCGACTCCCTGGAGGAGAACGGGAAGTCGTTCGACGAGAACAAGCGCAAGGGCCAGGCCAACCAGAAGGCCATCGAGGCCCTCGCCCGCACCGGCCTACAGCTCTACGACGCCCTCGACGGCAAGCGCGCCAAGGCCCAGTTCCTCGACCAGCTCCGCGACGACGTCCGCTCCGCGCTCAAGCAGTTCGACCTCGGCAACGCCGCCGTGCGGAAGTTCCTCGAGGACCTCCAGCTCGTCGACCGCAAGAAGGTCACCCCCGAGATCGACGTCGACACCAAGGACCCCCGACGTCAGGTCAAGCAGGTCGAGCAGGTCCTCGATGCCCTCGGCCTCGACGTAACCATGCCCGCGGTGGCGCTCGAGGTCGGGAAGTTCCACGCCGGCGAGCAGAACGTCCGCGCACTGCTGATGAACCTCGCCCGGATCACCGCCGACCCTCACGTCATCGCGGTCATCCGCGACGCGCTGAACGGCATCGGGACCGTCCGTGGAGCGCTGGCCAGCCTCCACGACAAGGAGATCACGGTCACCACGCGACACGTGAACGTGATCTCGACCCGCAAGGCCGCCAACGACCCGTCCGCGCCGCTCGCCGACGCCGCTGGCGCTGACGGCCTCACAGTCCCCGGGCCCCGCCTGCCCTACCGCGACAAGGTTCTGATCTACGCCGCGCCCGGCGAGGAGATCATCTCCAACCGGTACGGCCAGGCCGACCAGTTCCGAGCCGACCGCGCCGCCGGGATCATCCCCGCCTATGCCAACGGCGGGAACGTCGGCTCCGAGGGCGACAGCCGCAAGACCACCCGCCGCTCGAACGGTGGGATCTGGTGGGTCGAGTTCGGCGACGAGGCCACCGGCGCGGCCGCGTCCCTGAAGGACCTCCGCCGCAGCGCACGCGCCGCCGAGAAGCAGCTCGCCCGCTCCGAACGTGCCCTCGATCGTGAGACCGACCGCCGCGACGACCTCGTGGACCGCTTCAACGACTACCGCCGCGCCGTCGTGGGGAACCTCCGCTCGGACCCGTTCACCATCAGCGAGGGCACAACCGCCGCCGACCCGTGGGCGGCCGGCGCTGTGCAGACCGAGGACACCACCGACGTCCTCGGCAACCTTCGCGGCGACATCAAGGCCGGCCGCGAGTACCGCCAGTCGTTGAAGATCCTGCAGTCCCGCGGCGTGCGTGGATCGGCGCTCGGCGAGGTCGACACGCTGGAGGAGGCCCAGGCGCTGCTCGGGCTCGGGAAGCGTGGAGCGCGGGAGTACCAGCGGCTCTACGGCGTCCGAGCCAGGGTCTCGTCAGCGGCTGGCGCCGACCTTGGTGAGGCGATCGTCGGTCAGCAGCTCGAGAAGCAGACGGCCTACGTCGCCGACCTCAGCGCGACGGTGAAGGACCTCCGCCGTGATTTCCGCGATGCCGAGCGGCGCGTCGAGCGCGCTGAGCGGCGCAAGGAGAAGGCCGCGGACCGCCGGTCGGCGCGCAACGCCAGGGACGTCGCGAACGGCGTCAACAAGGCAGCCGCGAAGGGGTATCGGGACCGCCGACCCCGCGGCATCGGAGGAAGCCCGAAGTGACCATCGACGGCTACCCACTGCCCGACAGCATGATGCCCACCGCACGCGCGCCGAGACACCGGATCCGGTTCGGGCGGCTGCTGTTCGCGGACGGTGGCGACGACCAGCCGTCGCTGGTCGACCCGGACCCCACCGAGGACATCGACTGGTGGCTGTCGATCGAAGGCACGTCGTTCGAGACCGGCGACCCCGAGCCCGTCGAGCGGACGCTCACCACGATGCTGCAGGACGGGTCGCTGGTCGTCACCGAGCGCGTCGACAACCGCGAGATGCCTGAGCTGCTGATCACCGTCCACGCCCCCGACGCCGACGCGCTGGCCGCCGGCGAGGCGTACCTGGTCGCCGAGGTCGGCCGCCGCAACGAGCTGGAGTGGCAGCCGCCCGATGCGTGGGGCGCGCCGACGGTGTTCGACGTCGTCACCTCCTCGCTGGGGTTCCGCGCCGACGACATCGTCGAGGTCCTCCACTGCCGCCGCACCTACGCGTTGCGGATCGTGGCGCACCCGCACGCACGCTCCGTCGAGGAGATCGTCGTCGCGGCCGTGTCCGCGGGCGACCCCGCCGAGATCTCCGACACCGCCGTCGACACCTGCGACTCCACCACCGGCTGGTCGGTGAACAGCGGTTTCCCCCTCGACGTGTACGACGGCGTCGTCCGCACCCAGCAGACCAACACGACCAACAGCGGCCGCCGCTTCCACGAGCTCACCCGCACCGGCGCGTTCTCCACCGGCGGCGACGAGTTCCTGTACGTCGACTGGGCCGCGGGCGCCGGGAACCGGTACGTCGACGCGTCGGCGTTCTTCATCGACGGCGCCCTCGTCGCACCGGTCGCGACGATCCCGGCCGACCGGGACGGCTACACCCGCACCATCCTCCCCGCCCCTGCCGACGGGACGGTCACCACGCTCGCGGTGCGCGCCTGGACCGAGCCCCGAACCACGAAGGCGTACACCTCCAGCCTCTGGATCGACGAGGTCGGCCACACCAACGGCTGGGTCGTGCCCGGCACCGGCCGCCAGCTCGCCCGATCCCTCCGGGTCGCCGGCTCTGTGCGCACCGAGGGCTCCCTGCAGGTCTCCCACGACACCGACGACCTCGGCAACGTCCTCGTGTACACCTACCCCGACGGGAAGTCCGCCGCCCCGTACCTCCCGCCGCTGCGGACCTGGCGCACCAGCGGCGGCACCGTCACCTCCGACACCGACGCCGTGTCCAGGGCCCGGGAAACGCTCGAGGTCGACACGGTGTTCGAGGTGCCCGTCGCAAACCTCATCCGCGGCACCCACCAGCTGATCGCGATGCTCCGCGCCGACACCGCAGGCACCTACAACATCGCCTGGTCCGTCTCCCTGCCCCGCGACTCCTACCCCCACGGGCTCCTGTCCGGCACGGCCCGGTTCACCGTCGGCGTCGGCGCCGAGGACCAGTGGCGGCCCGTCCGGCTCGCGCAGGTGCCGCTCCCCCCGATCGCGGCCGCCCAGGACGCCTCCCGGGTCGTGCAGATCACGATCGCGGCCGCCGACGCCGCGGCCGAGGTGGTCGAGCTGGATGAGGCGTGGATCTTCAACACCGAGGCGGGCGCGCTGACGCAGGTCCTCGGCCTCGACGACATCTACGTCGTCGGGTACGGCTGCAACCGGCTGTGGATCGACACCCCCACCCTCGACGTGCCGCACCCGATGATCTGGCGCGGCTGGGCTGAGGACCGGTCCGACGCCCAGTACGCCGGCGCAGAGACGTTCGGCGGCTGGTCGATTCACACCATGCACCCCGGCCGGATGGTCGTGTTCACCGTCGCCACCGGTGCCCCGAACCACGACGTGTCGCTCACCTACCCGCCGCGGTGGCACTCCCATGCCCGCCGCCTCAACACCGACGGGAGTCTCCTGTGAGCCGCGAGCTCCGCGTCAACGGCCTCCCCCTGTCCGGGATCGCCGCCTGGGGCGCCCTGGAGTGGGAGACCCGCCTCCCCGGCGGGCTGTGGTCGGTGTCGTGGGAGATGGACCTGCCCGTCGGGTTCTTCCACCCCGCGCTCGTCACCGGCGCGACCGTCGAGCTCTACGACGCCGGCTGGCGCATCGGCGGCGCGACGCTGGCCGAACCGGATCTCGCCGAGGGCGCCTTCACCGCCGACGGGCACTGCCGCCTCGCCGAGACCGTCTCCTGCCTCGACGGGTCCGGGAACCGGTCCACGGTCCCCGACACCGCCGTCGACGCCGCCATCGCCCGCGGCGCCCTCCCGGGCTGGAGCCGCACCGTCTCGTTCGGTGCATCGACCCTCACTGACGACACGACCGCCACGGAGCCTGCGTACCTGTCGACTCTGTTGGACGGCTGGTCCGACACTCTCGGCCAGCAGTGGGCCCTCGACCACCTCGGCGACCTGGTCCTCCTTGACGACCCCGCGACACCGGACTGGCACCTCACCCCGTCCGGTCAGGAGGTCGGGCTGACCGACGAGGACTACTACACGCTCCTGCACGGCCGGTACATCAACACCTCCGGCACCTACGTCACCGTGTCCGTCGGCTCGCCCGGTCGGGAGGGCACCATCGACCTCACCGGACTCGGCCGCATCACCCTGGCCCGGGCGTCGGCGATCCTCGGCGGGCAGCTCGCGAAGTCCAAGGGGCGCGTGTCGTTCACCGGGTCCGTCGAGGTCACCCCGGAGACCCTGCAGACGGCCGGCGGGATCTCGGCCGACCTCACCACCGTGCGGGCCGGGCAGCGGGTCCGGATGCACAACCCTCTCGACCCGTCCGGGCTGCTCGACGGCGCGACGTACTTCGACTGGACCATCGGGCAGACAGCTCACGCCGACGGGTCCGGCGTCGCCACGATCGCGCCTGTCGGGCTCGCGCCGCGCGACCTGACGTCGGTCAGCGCCGCTTCCTGACCCCCGCTCTCGCCTGCTCTCTGCCCCTCCCTGCTCGCGTCGACCTCGAGGAGACACCGTGGCCACCACCCACACCCTGACCGGCAACCTCGCCGCCTGGGGCCTGTCGATCGCCGACCTCGTGCGCGCCGACATGGCGCTGCAGTCCACCGAGACCGCTGCCGTCGACGACGACACCTCGACGTTGTACGTCGGTACCCAGCCGATCACCGTGGACGCCGAGACCGGTGCCTGGTCGGTCGAGGTCCCGGCCACCGGGTACGGGCAGGGCTGGACCCCACCGATCGCCGGACACAGGGTCGTGGTCGTCTACCGCGACCGCGCCGTCGGGTCGACGAAGCAGACCTACGCCACGAAGTGGTTCGCGGTCGAGGCCGACCTGTCGATCGACGAGGTCGTGAAGGTCACCCCGACGAAGGTCACCGGCCAGCTCGTCGCCGACCTGTACGCCCTGCGGGTGGAGGCCGAGGCCGCGCAGACCGCTGCCGAGACGGCCCAGGTGGCCGCGGAGGCCGCGGCCAGCACCGCGTCCGAGGTCGCGGGGCTGGAGGACGTCGAGGACGCCATCAACCTGGTCCTCGCCAGCGGCTCGGGGACTATTCTCGACGGCGGTACTCCGTAGAAATAACTCGGCAATCGTCGGACACGAACAGGCATCAGCGCCGACCATTCCGGGCGTGAGCCGCACAGCCCTCGCCCTCATCGTCGTCCTGATCATCGGCCTAGCCGGCGGCAGCGTCGCCGTCACCCTCGCCGCCGCCGACCCCAGCACTCCGCCAGCCGCTCCGGCAGCAGCCGAGCCGACCGCCGCGCCGGCCGCGAAGCGCGCCGCACGGATCAAGGTGTGCGTCGGGAAGCGCAGCACCGTCGTCGCCGCCCGCCGCAATGGCACCTGCCCGCCAGGGTCGAAGGCGGTGCGGATCAACACGACCGGCCCGCGCGGCCCCCGCGGACTGCCCGGGGCGACCGGGCCAGCTGGTGCAGCAGGCGAGCCCGGGGAGCCCGGGGAGCCCGGTGCGGCGGGCCCGCAGGGGGAGCAGGGCGAGCAGGGACCACGCGGACTCCCCGGCGAGCAGGGTGAGCAGGGTGAGACCGGCCCGGCCGGACCCGAAGGCCCCCAGGGCCCACCCGGTGACGCCACCGGCGATGTAGACGGCGGCACCCCGTGACCCGCGCCCGCCGGACCACCGGCACCCAGCAGAGCGCCGCCTCAGCCGCCGGCAGCCGTCGCGGCCTGCTCGCCGCCCTTGCCGGCGCCGCGACCGTCACCGCACTGGCCGCCACACTGGCAGACGCAGCCGACGACGACGTCCTCGACGGCGGCACACCATGACCCGCTAGCCCCAGCGCACCACCCGCGCACGACGCCCCTCAGCGAGGAGACCGAGCCATGACCACGATCAAGCTCCGCCGCGGCACAGCCGCCCAGTGGGCATCGGCCAACCCGACCCTTGCGCAGGGCGAGCCCGGCTACGAGACCGACACCGGTCTGATGCGCATCGGCGACGGCTCGACGGCGTTCGTCGACCTCCCGGGCTTCCTCAACGAGGACGCACTATCGAGCACGAATGCGCGCGCCATCGCGGGCGACGAGGAATACGACGGCACGCCACAGGAGGCCGTCGATGCCAGGGTCCCGGTGGCTGGCGCTGGAGTGTTCGCCACCGCTTACCGCAAGCCCACAGTGGTTTTCCTTGGCGACTCCAACACGCAGGCGAACATCGCGGCGGGCGGCACGGAAAACGGTGCCAACCACGCCGCGCTGGTGACCAAGCTGCTCGGCGGTCGCATCCGCGCACTCGCCTTCAAGGGCATCAGTGGCGACACCTGCGCCGACATGGCAGCCCGCCTGCAGGCCGACGTGATCAACCTCGCGCCCGGCTGGTGCTACATCCTCGCCGGCACCAACGATGCCGACCAGGGTGACGCGACCGCCGCGCAGACCGTGCTGCACGAGGACATCATTCTCCCGCTCCGCGCCGCCGGGATCGAGCCGGTGCTATGCACCATCCCGCCGAACGAAGACGAACCCGCCGAGGCCCGCCGCTGGAACGCCTTCCTTCGGCAGTACGCCACCGCCCAGGGGATCATCTTGGCCGACTACTACAACGCGGTCGTGGACCCATCGACCGCGGGCTGGGTGACCGAGTACCGCAACGACGGAACCCACTTCAACCCACTCTCGCACCTCGCCGCCGCCCGTGCTGGCGTTGCCGCATGGTCCCCGCACCTTCCCCCTGCAGCTATCCCGATCGCTCAGGACGGCTCGACAGACCTGAATCTCGTCCCGAACGCCGTGTTCCTCGGAGGTGCGGATGGACCAGGTCGCCCGACTGGATGGTCGTCCGGCCAGGCCAACGGCGGGGGCTACGGGACGATGTCTTTCGTCGATGGAGGCGAGGACATCGTCGGCAACTGGTTCCAGATCGAGAAGACCGGCGCTACGGCCTACAACGTCAACGTCGTCAAGTCGGCCGGCTTCACCGTGGGCGACCGCGTCGCTTTCATGTTCCAGCTCGAGGCTGAGTCCCTGGCGGGCGGGCAGACCGTGACGATGCGCGCCGTGTTCAGGAACGGCAGCGCCGCCGCGATCTCACGGCTTGCGCCCGTCTCGGCTCTCGGCGTCGATGTCGAGCGTCTGACCGCGTACATGGAGGGCACTGTCCCGGCGGGAACGGCTGACATTCGGGTCGAGGTGAGCCTGCCATCGGCAGGCACGGGCACCGTCCGCATCGGTCAGGTCACGCTCATCAACCTGACCTCCGGCGGGCTGCTCATCTGAGGCGCGATCTGCCGGTTTAGTGCGGCTGCTCGGCCGAGCTGGTGCCGTCCGTCACGGCGGTGCGGAGTGTGACCCGCGGGCCGGCGCGTCTGGTCCGCGTCGCCTGATCGACGCAGCTGCGACCCACCCCTGCCGGGACGTAGGGACCGGACTCCTGCGGCCCGAGGTGCGCGACCACGCACCACCCCTCCCACGCGCCCTGTCGGGTCTGCCGCCAGCCGAGCAGCAGCCCGGGCGCCTGGACGTCTCCCCACACCTGCACGTCGGTCACCCAGACGTGCTCGGCGCGCGGATGCATGCGCCGGATCGTAGAACACGTGTTCGAACAGTCGAGCGCGTGCATCGACCTTCATCAACCGCTCCAGGAGGTCCCCATCGTGCCGCTCACGCGCGCCACCATCACCCTCGCATCGAGGGTCCTGCTGCCCTCCTTCCCCGCCCTCGCGACCGTGCTCGGCGGCGTCTGGATCCTCACCCCCCGCCCCGAGCTGCGCGCCACCCCGTTCTACGCCGGCCTCGACGACCTCGTGCCCCTCGACGCGTGGGGCGTCGCGTTCGTCGCGATCGCCGCCACCCAGATCGCCGCCCTCCTCGCGCACTCGCGCAAGGCCTACGAGTGGACCCTCGCCGTGCTCGCGGTATGGCTGCTCGTCATCGGCGCCGTCGGGTTCTGGTTCGCCCTCAACTCCAACGCCTCCTTCATCGCACCCGCCTGGCACTGGTTCGGCGCCCTCGCCTGCGTCGCCACCGCCCTGTCGCTCGACGCCCGCGAGCAGTGACCCGGATGACCGAGCTTGCCAGCCGGTTCGGGTACCGCGGGCTGTGGCTCATCGTCGCCGGCGCCGCCTGGATCATGTTCGGCTGCGGCGTCGCCTACTCCCCCACCCCCGACCGTGCCTGGGTGCTGCACGAGCAGATCCCCGACCTCGTCTCCGCCGCCTGCTGGTGGCTCACCGGCGTCATCGCGATCTGGCAGGGCACCCGCGGCCCCGGCCGGTCGGACTACCTCGGCCACGTCGCGCTGTACCTCATGCCCGCCATCCGGGTCGTGTCCTACGGCCTGGCCTGGATCGCGTGGCTGGTCTCCACCAGCCTCGCCGACCAGCACCTTCTCGCCGAGCCCATCGGCTACGAGTACGGCTACTACGCCGCCGGCCTTTGGCTGCTGGTCTCCGCGCTCCTCGGGGTCGCCGCGTCCTGGCCGAACCCCGTCGCACCCGCGGCCATGCCACGCGACCGGGACGACCTCGACGACTCCGGCGACGGGGGCGACGCGCTGCCCGGCGGTGGTGAGGCGTGAGCGAGACCCTGCAGTACATCCTCGCCGCCCTCGGATCACTCGCCGCGGCCGTCCTGCTCTACAAGGGCACCCAGTTCACTGCGGCCCGCGCCAAGGAGGGCGTCGAGCGATCCGCCGACGTCAACGCCCAGACGTCCGCACTGAACTCCATCAGCGGCTACAACGAGCAACTCCGCGAAGACAACGCCGGCCTCCGCGAGCGCCTCGACAAGGTCGAGCAGCGCCTCGACGACGAGACCACCGCCAGGCGCGACCAGCAGCGCGCCCACGACCGCGAGCTCGAGGGTGAGCGGCGTGCCCGCGAGGAGCAGGTCACCCGCCTCACCGAGCGGATCGACCTCCTCACCCTCCAGCTCACCGAGTGGAAGCGGCTGGCGCGCGTGCTCGCCCGCTGGGGCACCGCACTGCGCGACCAGGTCCTCACCCTCGGCGGCACCGTCCCCGCGACCCCGGAGGAGCTGCTGACGCTCCAGGCCATCGAGGACACCGAGCAGGACCCGCCCCTGCGCCCCGGTGCCCCGCCCCACACCGACCGCCCCTACCGACGGGAGACCTGATGGCCCGCATGCCCGGCGCGACCTGGCTCGGCGAGCAGTCGCCGCGCACCCCGATGAGCCGGTACGACATCGTCTGCGTCCACACCATCGTCGGCTACGCACCAGCCCACGCCGCCCACTTCTCCGTGAAGGCCGACGGCACCATCCTCCAGTCCCGCGACACCGCCTACCGGTCGGCCGCCAACCTCGACGGCAACCATCGGGTGATCGCGATCGAGAACGAGGACCACGGCCCCGCGTTCGGCGGCACCCCGCGCCTGCCCGCCTGGGCGCCACTCACAGACGCCCAGGTCGCCGCGAACGCCCAGATCCTCGCCTGGGCACACACCGAGCACGGCGTACCGCTCCAGCCGTGCCCCGACTCCCGGCCGGCCAGCCGCGGCCTGGCGTACCACCGACAAGGCATCCCCGGGAACTTCGGCCCCGGCACCGCCTACCCGGCGCCCGGCCGCGTCGACGGTGGCGAGACCTGGTCGTCAAGCGCCGGGAAGGTCTGCCCCACCGACACCCGCATCGCGCAGCTGCCCGACATCCTCGCCGCCGCGATCGACCTCACCCACCCCACCGACCCCAGCCAGAAGCCCGACCCCGAGGAGGAAGCCATGACCCCCGCCGACAAGAGCCTCATCCGCCGGCAGAACAAGGCCACCCGCAAGCAGGTCCAGCTCGCCAGCGAGCTCTCCACCGCCGAGCACGAGGACCTGATGGCCGCGGTCGGGAAGGCCCAGGCCCGCACGACCCGGTCAAAGAACCAGATCCTCGCCGAGCTCAAGGACCTCGAGCGCGAGATCGCCGCCCTCGACGCCGAGACGGACTGACCACGATGGTCCGCGACTGGCTCGACCGCGTCCTCGGCCTCCACCGCGCAGCGCCACGCCCCGTGCACACCGAGCGCGGCCCGTCCCGCGACCGGCACCTCGCCGGGAAGGCCCGCGTGCGTGCCCGCCGGAGCGCCGCCTGATGCGCCTGCACCCGCGCGCGGCCGTCGAGGTCGCCGGGATCGTCGTCGAGGGCCTCGCGCTGTGCTGGGTCGACGCCCGCCGCCGACTCCGCGCCATCCGCCCGCCTCATCCCCGGTGGATCCGATGAGCCGCCGTCGGCGCGGACGCTGGTGGAAGCGAGCCCCCCGGGTCCGGGTCGGTACCCTCAACCTCTCGGTGCGAGCCGCGAAGCGGAAGCCGCAGCAGCTCGAGGACGACCTCGTCGACTTCATGGCCGCGCACGACGTCGTCGGGATGCAGGAGGCCGGACAGGCGCGCAAGGTCGTCGAGGCCGCGGCCAAGCGCGCCGGCCACGTCGTCTGGTTCGGCGACGGCAGACCCGGCCAGGACGCCACCCCCATCAGCATCCGCCGCGACTTCTCCGAGCACGCGCCCCGGTTCCACGCGGTCCTGCTCTCGGAGCGCACGGACGCCGGCCGCGGCGCGGGCCCGCGGATGGTCAAGGCGAAGTGGCTGATGATCGTCGAGACCCGTGTCCCCGGCCGCGTCGTCGCCGTCGGCAACATGCACGGCCCCGCGTCCCAGCAGAACCTCGGCCGCCGACTCCTCGCCGCCAGAGGGTTCCGCCGCGCCGGGAAGGTCATGGCCACGCTCTACCCGAGCGCCGCAGTGTTCGTGATCGGTGACCTCAACACCGTGCCGGGCGCACGCCAACTCGCCGGGCTCCTCGCCCGCGGGCTCCGGTCGTGCCAGAGGCGCCTGGGCGAGCTCGTCACCCACGGCCGCCGCCGCACGATCGACGACGTCTACTTCCGGCGTCGTGTCGTCCGGCCGCTGCGTCACCACACCACCCGCACCGTCTCCGACCACCGCGGCTACGGCGTGACCTGCGCCGTCCGACCCCGCACCACCAAGAAGGGCTGACCCATGACCGACACCACCGGCAACATCACCACCCACGACCAGCCGACGAACCGACCCACCGCGAAGGTCACCGCCGCCACCCTCGGCGCCGGCGCCGGCGCGATCGTCTCCGACTTCGCCGTCTGGGGCCTCGACGAGCTCTTCTGGAACGGCCCCGCCGACCCCACCGTGCCGGCCCCGGTCGCAGCGTTCACCACCCTGCTCATCACCAGCGGCCTCGCCCTGGCCGCCGGCTACTTCAAGCGCGAGCGCACCGCTACGGCGTAGCCTGGGCACTGGTCGGCGGCGAGAGCGCAGGGCTCACACCCTCCGACCAGCACCAACCACCGAGCCGCCACCTCCGCCGGCAGCTCGGCACGCTGACGCACCACGACCGCCCCCGCCCCTGGCCCACCGGCCGGGAGCGGGGGCGGCTTCGTCATGGAACGAGGCGCAGTCGACGGCTTCGTCGCTGGTCGTCATCGAAGCGGTCTGCGTACTCCTTGGCATGCAGGCCAACGACGGCCGCGAGTTCGCCGACGCCGTACCCGTGCTCGTCGTGGTGGAGGTCGATCACCTTGCGGAGGGTCGACGGGGCTTCGCGCTCGATCTGCACCGGCTCGTTCTTCCGCCATCCTCGCTGGCTGATCTGAACATTCAGGCTCTTGTACCTGCCGTCGTCGATGCACCCCAGGTCGCGAGCGCGACGGATGAGCGCGCTCATCGCGGTCTTCCAGTACGGCTTGAGCCTCGCGGCGCCTGCCAGATCCAGGCCGTTCAGCTGTCCCCGGATCTCCCGGGCCGGCATAAGGAACTCGGATGCGAACTCGTCAGCTTCTCGCTCGGCATCAGCCTCTGCTGTCGGCATGGTGTGCATGACGAGGTGCCCGAGCTCGTGGGCAAGCGTGAAGCGGTCACGGTCGGCCGACATGCCGTGGTTCAGCACCAGTAGCGCAGGGCACCCCGGGACCGACTGGCTGAGCGCCGAGATCTTGGACGAGTACAGGTCCGCGTGGGTGACGAGCGCGCCGGCTCGCTCGAGCGCGACGACCATGTTGTCGATCGGCCCCATCGGCAGGTTCCACGCGGCCCGGACTGCGCGGGCAACCTCGGCTGGCGATCCGAGTTCGTCGACGTCGACACTCGGGATGGCGTAGCGCGGTTCGATCTCGACGCTGTTGAGCAGCCGCACCACCCGCATCCTGTGCAGGTTCACGTCGGCGTGGATCCGCTGCAGGGTAGTGACTGGTAGCGACTGCTGCTTGCGGTGGTGGAAGTTGGCGCTGCCGAGCCCGAAGATCTCGTCGTCCCACGTGAACGCGTCCAGGGGGTACTGGAGCGCGTGGGCGATCCGCTCTGCGCGATCTGCATCGAGTTCCACGAGCCCGTTCTCGGCCTTCGAGATGGTGGGCTGGGGAACGGAGCTGGCCTTCGCGAGGGCGGTCTGGCTGAGACCTCGGGACTCCCGCAGCAGCTCGAGCATGCGGGGTCTCATGAGGGTCTACTCCTGGTTTGCTGCCGGATCCTGAGCGGCCGGCCGAGTGCTGCGGATGATCGGGTCCTGGTCGTCGGACGGGCCCGGGTTGATCGGCGCGACGATGCCGCCGTCCTCGCTGCCACCGGTAGTGGTGCCGAGGTCGAGCTGCCACAGGTTGTCGCCACCGAGCGGGCAGGTCATCGAGATCTTCTCAGTCGCGACCTCGAGGTCATCGAGGAGGTAGCCCACGACGAGGTGGGTGACGACCATGCCGTCGAGTACCTCCTCTTGCCGGAGGAACATGTTCCGCGTGCGGGTGGAGATCCCGCTGGTGCGCAGCCGGCGCCCACGAAACTTCTTGAAGCGGATGACCATCTTGCCGGCGACCGTCATGTTGAGGGCGCCGTACTTCTGCTTGAGTGCGACGTCGCCGTCGTCCGCGAACGCTCGACTGATCTCCTGAACGATGTAGTCGGAGACCACGGTGGCGCGGGTTCGCTTCGAGGCGGCCGAGTAGTCCTGGTGCACCAGCCACCGCTGCCACGCCCGCTCGACGCAGTCGTGCAGCTTCTCAAGTCGCTCGGATCCGAGAAGGTCGCTGACCTCGCTCGCGGTGAGGAGATGGTCGTCCATGGGCACCATCATGGGGATTTAATTCGCGTCCGTCAACTATGCCATTTCTATTCGAACCCCGGCCTGTGGACGAACGCCAGCACGCCGCGGCGGACCTGGAGCACCCTGGACCGCATGGACTCCACCGCGCTAGACGACACCGTGACCGACCCCGACCTGCCTGCTGCACGCCGAGCTCGCTCGCAGAGACGACGGCGGCCCTCAGGGGTCAGGGGTGCGTTGGAGTGGGTCACGCCCCTTACCAGTGCCGGTCGTCCCAGATCTGGCAGTGCCCGCCGCCCGACGTAGACGTGTTGACGAATGACTACACATTTGACATGTTAGAGCGCATGACCTGCCCTAACCTGCCTACACAGGTGTCTACACAGCCTGCGACGATGCGGCGCATGGCGAAGCCCCCGATGGTCCAGAAGACCTACCGCGTCCCCAAGACGCTCTACGAGGCCGCCATGCAGAAGGCCGAGGAGCGGGAAGAGAACATCTCAGACGTCATCCGCGAGGCGCTCGAGAGGTACGTGAGGAAGCCGTGAAGGCGAAGCGGACGCAACAGGAGATCTGGCGGGAGGACATCCCTCCGGAGGGCACGGCACCACCCGCACAGCCCCCGAGGCCCAAGCCCGAGGAGTGGGGCGTCACTGCCGACGAGGCTCGCGCCATGCTCAGCCGGCAGATGTGCCCAGTCTGTGGGCAGGGCCCTTGGCAGTCCCCGCTGAACCACGTCTCGAGGAAGCACGGCATCGACAGGTTCACGATGCGCGACGCCTGCGGTCTGACGACGATCGATCGGGTCGCAGATCCGGAGTTGTCGGAGCGGTTCGCCGAGCGGGGGCGCAAGGCGGGGATGGCTCACATCAACCCCATGGGCAAGCGTAAGAAGCAGCGTTGGACCGCCGCGGGACTGGCCAAGCAGACGGAGACGATCGAGCGCCAGAACGAGCGCCCCGAGGCGGCCGAGCAGCGCGTCACCGCCCTCTCTCGGGCCCACGCCCCCGAGGCTCGCGCCAAGCAGGCGGCGTCGATGAAGGCGTACTGGGACGAGGCTCCACCAGAAGCCCGCGAGGCTGTCCGCGAGCGGCTGAAGCGCACCCCCGAGGAGCTCTCGCAGCAGGCCCGAGAGATGTGGGAGCGCCGTGGCCTGCAGCCGTGCGGGACGGTCGCGGCGTACAAGCGCGGCTGCCGCTGCGACGCCTGCCGCGAAGCCAAGCGCGAATCGCGGCTGTGAAGATCGTCATGGAGGACGGCGACGAGGAGTGGCTGGTCGACCTCATCGCCCGTGCGCTGGCACGCAGTCAGCGTCTCGAGGCCAACGGCCGCGAGTGGATGACTGTCGCCGAGGTCTCCGAGCACCTGCGAATCCCTGAGGACCACGCTCGGTCCCGGCGTGCGACCGACCCCACGAGTTCAAGGGCTACTGCCACGCCCACCACGAGTGGATGCGCCGCAACCCAGGGAAGATCCCGACCCAGCCCATCCGCAGCCGCGACCCTATGACCAGGTTCCTCGCGAAGGTCACCAAGCTCGACTCCGGCCACTGGATCTGGACGGGCGCCACAGCCAGCGAAGGACGCTACGGCGCGTTCACCCTCGGCCGTGTCATGCCTGCCCACCGCGCCGCCTGGATCCTGTTCCGCGGGCCACTCCCAGATGACGGCACCGTCGTAGACCACCTGTGCCGCACCACGGAGCACGTTCTGTCTCTGGGTGGTGGGCTCGAGGTGGTCGGGGTTGACCGGCCACCACCCGAGTCATGA